TTTGCCAGCCTATACATTTATTCCGAGTCGGAAGCGGATATGGGCAATACGGAAAACGACGACGAATTCCTGGAGCAATACAGTTTTCTCGTCAAGGAGAAACTGCGCGCCACCCGTCCGGGTCGGCTGTCCTGCGTTCATATCAAGGACATGGTTTATTACCAGGGCTCCTCGGTAGATGGGGCATCGGGCATTCGGCCCTTGTCTGATCGCATTACCGAAGCGCACTTAAAAGCCGGCTGGAACCTGCAATGTCGCATCACCATCTGGCGCGATCCGGTCTTAGAGCGCAGCAAGACCAATGCCCACGGATTGCTTTATAAGACTTTCCGGGGCGACGCCTCATTTTGCCGGGTCGGTATGCCTGAATATCTGTTGGTCTTTCGCAAGTGGCCGAAGTCTGATGAGGAAGTGGCCTTGCAGCGGCCAGTCGTTCATCACAAGGACGATTTTCAATTGCCCATCTGGCAAGAATTGGCTTCGCCCATTTGGCCAGCGGCGGCAACCTGCTGGAATTATGGCGGGCCAATTAAGACGGAGTTTGATGCCTCCGGATATCTCCGGGCAACCTCGACGGGCGGGCAATCGGGAGGCGGGGACATGGACCTCAAGGCGACGGAGACCCTGAACGTGCAACAGTCCCGCGATCCCAACGCGGAGAAGCACTTATGCCCAATGCCGCTCAACATCACCAATCGCGCCATCGTCCTGTGGAGCAATCCGGGCGATGTGCTCTGGACCCCGTTCGGAGGCATTGGGTCGGAAGGCGTCCAGGCGCTACGGATGGGCAGGAAGGTGATCCTGACGGAATTGAATCTGACGTACTTTAGGGCCGCCGTTGGGCACTTGACGAGTGCGGCGGGCGAGGGTCAACAGCAAGATATCTTCGCCGCGCTATGAATACGCAAGCCAGAAGGGCCGTCACGGGCCATCGTATTGGCGCCTGGCATGGCAAGGCCAAGCATTCAACAGAGACCGTCAGGGCGGCTCTGGCGCTTCGGGCGCAAGGACTCAGCTATCCCAAGATCGGTAAGCAGATTGGCGTATCAGAATGGACGGTGGCGGATTGGTGCCAGGGGAAGACGCGCTGGGTTGATGGATTTTAGATAAACCACAGGGCCGCGCACGGGCGCGGCTTTTCTTTGGGCGCCAGGGGGATAATTGCAAAAGGATATGAATAAGAAGATAATTGAGAAACGCAGAAGCCGATTGCTGTCAACAATCGGCCTCCGCTTGGCACGTCAATCTGTGAAGGAGATATCAATGCCCTGCGCTAAGATTACCACGCGCTCGCGTGGATTCAAGTTTTTTTCGCCGCTTTGCTGGCTTCCCGTCTGGAGGCTGGCGTGATCCCGCCTTGGCAACTGGACCCGGAAGGGCCGGCACCAAAGCCAAGCTATATCGCCCTCGTTACCGACTCCGAGAACCCGCTACCGGACCCCGAGCCCGGTTCGCCGCTGGACTATGCCCTGAAATATGCGGCATTGGGCTGGTATGTCTTCCCGATCTGGGGCGCATTGGACGGCAAGTGCCGCTGCGGCAATCCCTTTTGCAAGTCTCCCGGCAAGCATCCCATTTCGTCCCTTGTCACCAATGGCCACAGTGACGCCACCCTCGACCCAGCCACTATCCGCCGCTGGTGGAGCGCGATGCCCTGGGCTGGGATCGGAATCAATCTCTACAAATCCGGGCTGATGGCGGTGGATCAAGACCCCAGGAATGGGTCAATCTGGACCATGGAGATTCTGAATATCCAGCATGGGGAACTGACCTCGGATGTGGTGGCATGGACCCAAGGCGGCGGCATTCACCAAGTTTTTCGCTTGCCGGATGTCAATATCTCGCTACCTGGCAAGCTGGGAAATGGCGTAGATGTGAAGCTGAATGGCTATATCGCCGTGGAACCGACGATTGGGCCACTTGGCGCCTATTCCTGGGATGAGGAGAGCAATCCGCTCAAGGGCGCCCTGCCTTCGCCTTTGCCCGACTGGATCAGGAATCTATCGTCGTCACCCGTGCCGCTAGAGATGGCGTCCGTGGCCTCGCGTCATGCCACGCCGGGACAATTGGCCGAACTCCAGGACGCGCTCAGTTATTTGCCGGCGGATGACCGCGAGCAATTTATCCGCTTCGGCCTAGCCTTGAAACCTTTGGGGGCCGAAGGCTGGAAACTCTGGACCGATTGGGCCAAGAAGTCCGTCAAGTACACCGATCAATATAGCCACAAGACCTGGCTAAGTTTCAAGCCCGTCGGCGCCGTCAATTTTGAAAGCATATTTTACTCGGCAGGGCAGGCAGGTTGGGTCAATCCGCTGGCGGGGCAGGGCGAACCTTTGCCGCAACCCGTGCCGGTCGAATCGGTTCGGATTATCGAGCCTAAGATCATTCTGCCATCGCCTGAATTTAAGTTGCCTGGCATCCTCGGCCAAATAGAGGATTGGATCAATGTCACCAGCCGCAAGCCGCAACCGATGTTCGCTATTCAGGCATCGCTAGCCTTTGGCGCTACCATCCTCGGGCGCCGCTATGTCACTAATCAAAGAAACTGGCCATCGCTTTATTTCTTGAATATTGGCAAGTCCGCTTCTGGCAAGGAGCACGGTAAGTGGGCGATTGAGGAGTTGTTGATCGCTTGCAGTTTGGAAAGATTGCTAGGCCCGTCGGCCTATACCAGCAACTCGGGCGTGATATCGGCCTTGTTACAGAAGCCGTCACATATCGCGATTATTGATGAGTTCGGCAAGATGCTGGAGGCGTCAAGTTTCAAAAACTCCGCTAGAGCGGCAACTGCTTTGACCACGATAATGGAAATATTCGGTCGTTGCGATGGCGTCTATCAGCCGCAAGGTTATTCTACTTTTGGGATGCTGCAATCGGACATTGATAAACTCAATGCTCGCTGCGTCCGCAATCCTGCCCTCACCATGCTGGCTATGACCACGCCAGAATCATTTTTTAGCACTATCGCCTCATCATCCGCCAGGGATGGCTTCCTGAATCGCATCCTGATCGTGGAATCAGATATCGGGCGCCAGCCAGGAACCCACGTCAACCAGGTGCCAATCCCGAACGATATTCTGGAATGGGCCGCCGCCTATCATTCCAAACAAGTGACCGCCGCTGATCCTGTCAGCAAAGACCTGACCGCCAGCATGGCGGCGAATGCGGCTATCGTCCATTTTGAGAAGAATGCTCTGGGATTGTTCAAGGACTGCGAAACCGAGTGCATCCGGCTGATGGACGATTATGAAGAGGTGGGCATGGCGGAGATGTTCGGCAGGACAAACGAGATCGCCATGCGGATGAGCCTGATTCTGGCTCTCGGCTGTCAAGCCGGCACTATCACGGCGGATCATGCTCAGTGGGCCATCGGTTACACAATGCACCATGCACAACGCACCGTAAATCGGTTACAATGCCTGGTAGCGGATTCTGACTTTGAATCTCTGAAAAAGCAGGTTCTCAACTGCATCATCGCCGCTAAGGAGCGGGGGCTGTCAGAATGGGAGATCGAGAAGAAGTCTAATCTGTTTCGCGCCGTCAATCAGCGCGGGCAGATGGATGTTCTGAACTCTCTCAAGTTTGTTGGGCGCATTGATCGTATCGAGCATAAGCCCAGTCGCGGACCTAAGCGCATCGCCTGGGTAGCGACTAACCCCGAGGACGGGGAAGCCTGATGGGGATTTTCCAGAAACTCCCCGAAACTTCCCGAAACTTCCCGAGCCGTTTCGGGGAGTTTTTCACAAAGCAAAAACAACGACTTACAATACTCCCCAAACTCCCCGAGGGGGGTGGCCTCCCCTTGTCCCTATTTCCAGGGAGAGGGGGTATAGCTAGGGAAGTAGTAGTTGTTTTTTTTTATATATATATCAATACCTTAAAAGCGAAAAAACCCCCCGAGGCACTTCGGGGAGTTTCGGGGAGTATTCGCTTGTCTTCCATAACCCAACCTGCGAGATAACCATGAAAATCCAATGGATCACCGTCCCAAACAATAGCGAATCACCGACTCCAGCATGGCTTCGCACTTCCGGCATAAGCGAGGATGGCCGGGTCTTCCTGCCAGCCGCCATTGGCGAAAACGAAAACATCACCATCATGTCAGCCACCTATGACGGCGATGTTCCCATCGTGATGAACCGGAACCGGGCCTACCTGCCGGCTGACTGGCTCGCATCGGAGTTTCCAGAGATCGCAGATGATTTGATGGATATCGCCAAAAAGGTCAGAGGTTGGGCGAAGTAACAAAACCATGTCCCACCTTGAAACCCTCCTGGCCGATAAACTCGCCACTGCCGGCTTCCCGCTCCCATCGCGGGAATTCAAATTCGCACCGGATCGCAAATGGCGCTTTGATCTCGCCTGGGAGGAACACAGAATAGCAGTGGAAATCGAGGGCGGTGTCTGGAATGGCGGGAGGCACACCCGCCCGGTCGGCTTCCAGGCCGATATCGAGAAATACAACGCGGCGACTTTGGCCGGCTGGGATCTCTACCGCGTAACCGGGACCATGATCGCTAATGGCCAGGCGCTTAAACTAATCGAATCCGCTTTAACCAACGCAATGGCAGGACAACCCGCATGACCATGGCCGATCCTATTCGCGATAACTTACATTCCCAATATGCCGGGCATACCTGGACGCCAGGCGATTTTAAGCCCGAGGCTAAACCCGAACTCCAAGACATGGACGGCTGCTATCCCGATGCGCACGGCAACTGGCATAAGTTCGAAGAAATCATTACCACCCGCCAGGCGATCCTGGACGAAGCTAGGGACGCTATTACCGGCGAGCGCGAGGATACCTATGGCGGGCCGGAGCAATCTTTTACCACTATCGCTAAATTCTGGAGCGCCTATCTGGATCGCTTTATCGAAACCCAAGACGTGGCCGCCATGCTGGCCCTTCTCAAACTGGCCAGGATTAAGCATAGCGATGGGATGCACAAGGACTCCTGGGTGGACCTAGCAGGATATGCAGCCTGTGGCGCAGAATGCGCGCTGCATAATGAGGAAACGCAATAAATGAAACCTAGAGAATATCGCTTGATGCAGGATTGCCTAGAGAACGGATTGCGGCGCGGCTATCGCCGGGCTTTCAAGCACACCGATGCACCGTCCGAGGAACAAATCTTGGAATCGCTCCAAACTAACGTCATGGGCGAGATCATTGAATTTTTCGCCTTCGCGCCAGATGAGGATGCTGAATGAACAAATGGGATGCTCGCTTTCTGGAACTGGCTCGCACCCTGGCCGGCTGGTCAAAAGATCCCGGCACGGGCTGCGGCGCGGTCGTGGTCCGAGATCGCCGTATCCTGGGCACCGGCTATAACGGACTGCCAGCCGGGATCGAGGATCGGTATGAGCGGCTGATGGATCGGGAACTCAAACTGAAGTTGACGCTCCACGCGGAAGACAACGCCATCCTTAACGCTATCGTCCCCGTGCGCGGCGCTACGATCTACGTCTGGCCCATGCCGCCTTGCGCCCATTGCGCCGCCCGGATTATCCAAGTGGGCATCACCCGCGTCGTCGCGGCAGAACCGCAGCCAGAACAGGCGGAACGCTGGCGCCAATCGCTGATGCTGTCCGCTGAAGTGTTGCACGAGGCGGGCGTATTACTGGAGACCGCGCCAAATATGCCGCCAGCAGCCCCTAAGAGCCCCGTACAGCCATTCCGCCCCGAAACGAGTACCAACGCCCATGTCTAACGCACACGGCGCCTCTTACGGGCTGATAGACGGCGCCGAGTATTTGGGCTGCACGGAGCATCGCAGCAACCAGCGGCGCGCGTGTTTCGACGGGCGGTGCGCCGTCCGGGAAACGTGCCGCCTCTGGACCGAACGCGATTCCCCTGAGTACGCCACACGGTGCATGACATGGAGGACGCACTGGCTTTGTTTTGATTTGCCTTGCGCATACTTCCAACCCGCTATTCCTAATGAAATTGCGCTATAATTCCCGACTATGAGAATATCCGCTAATGGCCTTGGCCTCTTGATCCACTTCGAGGGCTTCCGCGATAAAGCCTATCGCGATTCCGCCGGAGTCTGGACGATTGGTTACGGCTCTACGAAAGGCGTCCACGCGGGCCAGCGGATTACCCGCGATCAAGCCGCCATCCGCCTGGCGGATGATGTGAGCCAAGCGGAATCCGCCGTTAGCCGGCTGGTCGCGGTCCCGCTCACGCAAGGCCAATTCGATGCGCTCGTCTCTTTTGTTTACAACTTGGGAGCGGGCGGATTGGCGAAATCCACGCTGCTCAAGCGATTAAACGCTGGCGACTATCCGGGCGCGGCGGATGAATTCTTGAAATGGGTCAAGGCTGGAGGCAGGCGCTTGCAGGGGCTTGTTAGGCGCCGGGCGGCGGAGCGGGAGATGTTTTTGGGAGAGGATGCAGCATGAAAAAAGGAATTACGTGCTAAATCATAATTCTTGTATAATAGCAGGTGAGAGGGTGCAACCTCTCACCCACTTGACAGGCTCACCTTATCGGAGGTTCGCCATGCCCGCTACTGATAGTACCAAAAGAAATCCCCACGCGTCCAAGTTTTGTGCAGCTTGTGGCGTGGAGTTCATGGTAAAAATGGATTATGGACAAACTTGTTGCCCTAAGTGCGCAACAAAAATATCCAAATTTAATTCAAAAAACAATATTCCGGCACCGACTCACCCATGCCGGGGTTGCCAAACGCCAATCAAAATTAGCGCAAAAAAACTTTATTGTTCTCCAGAATGCAGACATACAGACTTACGTGTGAATAAAGTTTGTCAATTTTGCGGAAAAACATTTTCAATATTAAAGTCAGTACTTGGGCCAACAACCAACTCAGCAGGAAGTTTTTGCTCTAAACAATGTTACACAGAACATAAAAAAACATTGGTAGGCGAAAAAAACCATCATTACAATTCTGTTATACAGCAATGCGGACACTGTAATAAAGAAATTAAAGTTATAAAATGCAAATCAGAATCGGTTAGATTTTGTTCGCTAGATTGTAGGTCAGCCTACCATATTGGGAGATTTGCAGGAGAACGCAATCCACTGTGGAAAGGCGGACACAAAAAATATAAATCAGATTTTGAATCCGTTAAAACAAAACATTTTTCAGGTTTACTGTTTTGTGCGCAATGTGGCACAACCAAAAAAATACACATACATCATATTATCCCATTTAGATATACTCAAGATAACTCATTATCTAACTTAATACCATTGTGCGCATCATGCCATCGCAAGGTAGAGCTTATATCTTGGTCAATGTTGGAAAGCGCAGATTGGGGAGATATGCAGTTGGCAAAGGCTTTGCTCAATATCTCCTTAAGAGAGAGGCAGCTTATGACCCATGCAAGGCTTAAAAAGTTGTATTCGGAGATTCAAATAACCAACCATGGCTAGACCTCTGGCAGAAATCGAATGGGACGAAGTGGACAAACTTTGCGAGTTCCAGTGTACGGGCGAGGAGATCGCCAGCTTTTTGCGTGTCAATTACGATACGCTAGACAGAGCCTGTAAAAGAGTGCACAAGGTTGGTTTTGCGGAGTATTACAGCCAAAAGAAAGGGGTTGGCAAAATATCCCTCAGACGCGCCCAATGGCAGATGGCGACCGATCAGAAAAACCCGACTATGCTTATTTGGCTTGGTAAAAACTATTTAGGCCAAACAGATAAAATTGAGGATGAAACAGTTAGGGATAATAATTTCACCATTACGATTACCGACGCCACCCGACAGCCGCAATTGACGGACGCGCCTTTAGCCCTGGATCATGGCCAGGATTAAATACCTGCCTTGAACATCAACATCCCCCTCACCGCTCCCCAGCGGGCCTTTGCCCTGTCGCCCGCGCCCCATCCGGCGATTGTGGGGGGATTGGGATGCGTCCATCCAGATACACGAATCTGGACAGAGCATGGGCTTATGCGTATCGCTGAGATAGATCGGCCAATGCGCGTTTTAAGCTGGAATCAGAAAAATCAACAATTCCAACTTTCGCTAAGTGGTGGTGGCTACCAGCGAGGAAAGGCGAATCTATACCGAATTGCAACGCGGCGAGGAGAATTTGTCTCAACCTTGCATCACCGGCTCTTTTCATCTCAAGGTACTTATGTACCCGTTGGTCAGGCGTATACCGATGGCGTCTCCGTAAATCAAGCGCGTGTAAACCTTCGCGAGACCACTTGGGCACTCGTCCGCCAATCGTCTCCCGCAGATGATCTGCATTCGAATCGAATAGCCGCAGATTTGATGGGCAATTATGCAGCCGCAGCTCGTCAATATGGTCAACGACTTCAGTCGGATCAAGATAGCGCCCTAGCTTCCGCTCCATTATCAGGCGATGCTCGTAAATTATTCCGTAACTTCTCGACTCCCTTCGCCGCGCATACGGGTGTCCTAAAGGCGCTGAAACCATTACATAGCCGTCTCTGTCAATTCTTCTCCCGCTGCAAAATGACGGATTATGCTCCCCCGTACGCGGCGCTTGCGGGAGTCTCGGTAGGTCAAATTTCTTCATTATCCTCTGAACATACTTCATATTATCGCCCAGAATCTCCGCGATCTCGGCTGACGTTCTTTGGCCGTTACATAGCGGAAAAATTCTCTCTTGTCTGTCGCGTCCTGAACCCTTCGCAGGCATATAAGTCTCCGGTTTTGGTAGAGGAACCTATTATAAGTCTGTCGGAATCTGATAGCAATGCCGTGTATTGGGATATGCAGGTTTTGGACACGAACAACTATGTGTGTGAACATGGGTTTATTCACCACAACAGCGGCAAGAGCGAGGCGGCCATTATCCGCATCATCATCTTAATGCTGGAGAATTACGCTAGAACGCAAGCGCCCATTGATTGCCTGATTACTTTCCCGACGTATGATCTCTGCAATCTACGCGGAATGTCGGGAATTCAAGACGTAATGGATAGGTGCGGAATTACCTATACGACGAATAAATCTAATTACTCGGTATCAATTAATCCTTTTGGCACGGTCCTATTTAGGTCTTATGATAGGCCAGAAAGGATAGTGGCGTTCGCGTGCGCCCATTCCATCCTCGACGAGCTTGACACATTACCCAAAGATAAAGCGTCTTTTGTTTGGCGAAAGGTTGTCGAAAGAACCCGACAACATAATTACAAGCCGAACTCAGTGTCCGTGGTGACGACGCCCGATCAGGGTACGAACGGCTTTGTTTACGCCAAATGGGGCAATAACCCCCAGCCCGGCTATGAATTGATCGAGGCGCCCACTGCCAGCAATCCTTATCTGCCTGATGGCTATGTCGCCCAAATCCGGGCCAATTATGATCCGATTCTGGCGGAGCTCTATCTCTCCGGGAAATTCGTTTCCCTTAATGCGACTCGCGTTTATCACCAGTTTAACCGCAAGGCCAACCATCAAGAGCGCACCATTCAACCGGGCGAGCGCCTGCATATCGGCCTGGACTTTAACGTGTCCGGGACTTGCGCTTGTGTGTTCGTCATGGCGGATAAAGGGGCCGTGGCCGTGGATGAGTTTGTTTCGCACGATACCGCCGATTTCCTGATTAAGCTCAGTCGCTATCAAGGCCACGCCATTACCGTCTATCCCGATGCCTCCGGGGCCGCCAGGCGCACTAATGCCAGCCAATCCGACATTCAGATGATTCGCCAAGCGGGTATCGAAGTGGATGCGCCCAAGATGAATCCCGCCATCCGGGATCGCATCAATGCGGTGAATGCGCTATTATCTCACCAACAATTGTTTATCAATTGCGACAAGTGCCCGGAAACGGCCCACGCCTTTGAAACCCAGGGCTATGACAAGAACGGCGATCCGGAGAAATTCGACAGCCATCCCTCTTTAGATGATCGGTGTGACGCGGCAGGCTATTTCCTGCATAGGCGCTTCCCGATCTCCCGGCCTATTTTCCATTCTGGCCTCACCATGCTTAGGTAATCGACAATGGCGATTGACACCCAACACCCGGAATATGTCGCCATGGCCGAGACCTGGCGCACGGTCACGGAAATTTGCGACGGCAAGGACGTGCTGCACTATATCCAGATGCTTAACCCGCTGGATCGGTCGCAACATAATCGGACACTAAACGACACTTACCGCAATCGGGCCGTGTTCCTAGAGATCGCTGGCTATTCCAGCCGCGGCATGGTCGGACTCCTGTTCAAAAAGCCGCCATCTTTGGAGATTCCGGGCGGGCTGGCCTATGTCGAGGACAATATCGACGGCAATTCGGTGTCCCTCTATCAGCAGGCGCAAACCATCGCTAAGCACCTCGTGCGCAATGGTCGTGCTGGCTTATGGGTGGACTTCCCCAATGTCTCAGGCGCCCTCTCGCTGGCTGATATGGACGATGGGCGCATCATTGCCACCGTCGAGCCGTTTACCACCAGCCAGATTATCAATTGGGCCGTCAAGCAAGACGGAGCGAAAACCAAGCTGTCACTGGTCGTCCTCCGCGATAGCCAATACCAGTTAGGCGCCGATTACGCGATGGAGCAAGTCTCGGTGATTCTGGAGCTGTTCCTGGATGACGCCGATACCTATACCGTCCGCAAATGGCAACAGATCGGCATGACGGGCTGGCAAGTGGTAGACGAATACCAGCCTCGCGATGCCTCCGGCAATCTGTGGCGCGAGATTCCTTTCCAATTCTGCGGCGCCGAATCGAATACGCACCTAATCGACAATCCGCCCATGCTGGGCATTGTCCGGCAGAATATCGGGCACTATAACGATAGCGCGGTCTATCAGAATTCCGTCTTTTATTGTGGGCAACCTCAGCCCTATATGTCTGGGCTATCTATGACCCAGGCGCAAGAGATGCAGGCCGCGGGATTCTATTGGGGCGCTGGCGTCCTCCTCCCGGTGCCAGAAGGCGGGACCGTGGGCATTGTGCAAGCCGGGCCTAATGTCATGGCGCGGGAGGCGATGCTGGATAAGGTCGCTGCGGCTATCGGAATGGGGGCGATGTTTATCCAGCCGGGCAGCGCGGTGAAGACGGCCACGCAAGCCGCCGGGGAAATGCAGGTCCAGCATTCCGTGCTCTCTTTGATCGCGGCCAACCTTGGCGAAGCCTATGAGCAATGCCTCGCATGGATGGCGCGCTATATGGGCGCCGAAGATTCAGCCGAGTTCCAATTGTCCACCGACTTTGTGGACCCGCAAGCCACCGCACAAGATTTGCAAGCCGTCGTCGCCAGTTGGACCCAGGGCGCCCTGCCGTTCTCTGATCTCTGGACCTGGGCGCAAAAGACTGGCTTCGCGGATCCGGAGAAGACGGCGGAGGAGGCTCAGGAGGAGATTGGTGCGGCCACTAGCCAGATGCCCGACCTGGAGGCCGAGGATCCGGCCAAGGTCGCGGATGATGAGGATCAGGCCAAGGCGGAGGCCGAAGCCAAGGCTAAGGAAGACGCCACCGCCTAATGGCTAACAAAGCCCTTATCGAGATGGCGACTCGTCACGCCATCTATCTGGAGTCTCTGAAGGCGCATAACCTCAAGGACTACGACGACTTCCTTCGCGAGATGGCCAAGGTCATCAAGGCCAGGCTAGGCGGCGAGAATCTAACCGCCTTCGCCCGTGATCGCCTGGAGCGGACCCTGGAACTGGTCGCGGCAGACTTGAGAACCATCACCAATCAAGCCAGCAAGACGCTCCGCGATCAGGCCACCGACCTCGCGGCCTATGAGGCGGGCTTTGAACTCAAGAGCCTGTCCGGGCTCACCCAAGCCGAGTTCGTCTTGCCCACCGCCGCGCAACTCGCCGCCGCCGTCCTCTATACACCCTTGGCTCAGATCCAGGGGCCGGCAGGATCAATGAATTTGGAATCGGCGATGAAACGCTGGGGCGATGATGTCATTGCCCAGGTTCAATCCGCGATCCAGGGCGGCTATTACCGGGGCGAGACCACGGACCAAATCATCCGCAGCTTATTGGGCACGGTTAAGGGCCGCTACACCGATGGCGAGCTGGCGCGGGTGAAAAGAGACCTGGAATCCGTGGTCAGGACCGGCCTGCAACACGCGGCCAACCAGGCGCGGAATCAGGTATGGACCAATAACAGCGATATCGTCAAGAAATGGCGCTTTGTTGCAACCCTAGATTTGAAAACAACCGCCCAGTGCCGGGCCTCTGATAAAACCACCTGGCCCCTCGGGCAAGGCCCACTGCCGCCGCTGCACTATCGCTGTCGCAGTACGTCCGTAGCCAAGTTGGATGACGCCTTTGACGCCCTGGAGGAAGGCGCGGAACGGATGGCGCGAGATCCCAATACCGGCAAGTCTGGCCTTGTGGATAACAAACTTAGCTACTACGACTGGCTCAAGCACCAAGACCTGCCCTATGTCCAGAGTGTGCTAGGCAAGGACCGCGCCGCCCTGCTCCTCAAGGGCGGGCTATCCGCTGAACGCTTCGCCGCCTTGCAGCTTGATCGCCAATTCCAGCCCATGAGCCTGGCCAAGATTGCCCGGCTTGACGAGCAATTCATCCACGCCGCTTTCCGAAAAGCCGGCCTCTCACGCTACCTTTGACAGCAACCCAGGAAAAACAGATGACTGATACCGCAACCCAAGAAGCCCCTCCCGAGACTCAAGACGCCGCCATTGATCCCAGCGAGTATGCCAGTGCCAAGGCGCAAGTTGACGCCCTCAGCGCCGAGCTAGAACGGTACAAGGCCAAGGCCCACGCCGAAGGACTGGAGCGCAAGAAGCAAGAGCAAGCCGCCCGCCAGGCCAGCGAGCGGGCCGCCAAGCAATCCGGCGACGTGGAAGCCTTGGAACGCTCTTGGGCCGAGAAGCTGGCCGCCCGTGAAACGGAACTGGCGTCCGAAGTGGCCAATCTGAAAACGGTCATCTTCGCCAAGACCGTGGGCGCCGAAGCCATCAACCTCGCGGCCAAATTGGCCATGGACGGCTGCGCCGAAGGATTGGAGCCGCACATTCGCGCCCGGCTGATTACCGAGTGGCACGATGGCATCCCGGAAGTGCGGGTGACGGGCAAGGATGGCCGGCCCTCGGCTATGACGCTCGCGGACTTGGAAAAGGAACTGAAGGCCACCGCTTATCTGGCGCCGCTGATTAAGGGCTCGCAAGCCAGCGGGTCAGGCCACAAGGGCCAGGGCGCCCATGGCGGGCCGCCTGGCACGAACATCATGCGCCGCACCGACTTTGATGCGCTTGATCCAGCGGGGAAGGGCGCTTTTATGCGCCAGGGGGGGCGGCTGACGGATTAGGCTAAGAGGGCAGGGAGGCGAGCAAAAAGGCCCCGGTTAAGGGGCCTTTTGTTTTTCAAGCTACCAACTTGTGGTAAACCAACTTGGGGAAATACTCCGGCAAGGCCGGGGCATAGCCTGGGTATAGGCGCCGGGCTTTTTCAAAGAAATTATTGGCTACCCATTCCCTTTCCTTATTGGCTACCATCTCGATAATGGCATCTCGGTATTTTGTGTAGCTAACAGCTACCTTAGCCGCCAAGTCGTCAAGGTCTTCCTGGCTCAAGATGGCCGCCAGTTCAAACGACTTCTCCTCCTCATGGGTTAGCTTCCTGTCATAGATGGCGAAGCCATGCCGCGCCACTTGATAAAGGTCATCGCCTTCGGGCGGGCGCGGTTCTGTTTTGATAAAGCCGGTCTTAGGCTGGGCGCCGATCATAAAGGGGCGATTTACTAGGCAGTATTTGAACATGGTCTTTCTCCTCACTTGGCCTCGTCTCCGGGGCCTTATGCTGTCTGGGGTTAGCTGGCGCGAGCCAGGGCGGCTTGATAGAGCGGGTGACTATCGGTCTTTCTCCTCACTTGGAAAAGTGTGTAAAGGCTACCGCAATCGCCCGCCGTACCCCTTCACTGATATTGCCATCGCCCAGCGTCCGGGCCTGCTGATACTCCTCATCCGATAACAGGATCAGACGCCGCACCCGGTGGGCCGCGTTGGGATCGGGGCCTGGCTTGCGCCCGGCGCCAGGGCGGTATCCGCCTCTGTTGCTCATTCTTCTTCCCCAAGATTCAGCGCCCGGCGCAGGTTGCCAATGAGCGCTTGCAGGTTGCCCACATGGCCCCAGTTCGTCGCGTCATCGGGAGCCGGTAGGTTTTCCAGATGCTCAATGATGCGCCCTGCCAGGTGATAGGCTTCGGCGTGGGCGGCGGCGTAGGCGTCTTGAGCGTTCATGTTCATGTCTCTCTCCGGGTTGGCCCCGTCCGTGGGGCGGGTTGCTATTAGCCTTCAGTACCGCAGCACATCAAGTATTCTGAGCTTGGCACTTGCTCGCGGCGAGTAGTCATGGCGGCGAAGACGCTCGCGGGGGCTTGCATGTATGCCCAGAACTCTAAGCCTAGAAAAGCGCGGTTGTAAGTAGTCATCGTCTCTCTCTCCGGTTGTCCCCGTCCGTGGGGCTAGTGGGTGTTGGTTAGGCGGCTAATCGTGAAACTTCTAAAGCTCTACGGATTCCCTTGCTGATATTTCCATCGCCTATTGTTTTTGCCATCTCTAATTCTTCATCACTGAGCATTATCATCCGCCTAGTACGATGCGCCGCGTCCGGGTGTGTCCCTGGTTTCCTACCTGATCCATCTCGGTGTCCACCTCTGTTTATGCCATTCCAAGGCGGGTTCATGCTCTCTATAAATTGATCTTCTCTTTCTACAAGACCTTCTTTGTCCGCACACATCCAAGCAATAAAGGCATTTTCTTGTTTTGCTACATCAAACCTATGGTGTGTCTGGTGAAACCATCTACGCCTAAGGTTGACAGTAGAGCCTATATAAAGCGGTTTACCATGAATGTTTATTACGAAATAAACACAGGAGATTGCTGGCAACTTGTTTATATCAAGAATGCTAACCTTAGGAAGTTCTAACAAGTTCATTTCTGGCTCCGCTCTTTACGGTCAAGGTATTCGTCGATAGCTTCCCGGATAAGCTCGCTGATGGTCCGCCCGCGTGCTAGGAGTTTCAGCCGCTCCACTTGCTCAAGGGTGAGAAAGACCGCTGTACGCTTCATAATGTGCTCTTGATTGCTTGATGTATGACTATAGTATAACGCATGATGGCACTAAGCAAGAGCAGAAACGAAGTTTTTTTTCATCTTTTTTTGCCCCCAGTATCATCTTCGTGGAGTCACGAAAATGATCGGATGGCTATCCAACCCAATGAACCGCCAAGGCTAAACTTGACAAAACCAAATAACCCGCCCATAATTCCCCCAATTGCCCCGCCTGACGGGGCCATCGGAGCAAGCGGTTTAGGGCCGTGCCCTATTCATAACCGTCCGTGACGTAAAACGCCCTCCGGTGTAGGCGGCTCTTAACGAGTCCCAGGCCCGTGGCCTGACTGGTCTATCAGATTCAGTCGGGGCGGGCCTTTCCTTTTATAGAGCAACCCCCTCGACTCGTTTAACGAACTTGTCGAGGTTGTCATGCCCACGTCCACCCAAAATACGCTTACTAATCTTGCTCCTGACCTGTTTAACGCGCTAGACGTTGTTTCCCGCGAACTGGTCGGCTTCATTCCCGCCGTTACCTCCGATATGACCTACGAGCGCGCCGCCGTCGGTCAGACGGTACGCTCGCCCGTGGCTCCCGTGGCCTCCGCGTCCGATATCGCGCCCAATGTGACGCCGCCCGATGACGGCAATCAGACGATTGGCAGCACCACGATGACCATCAGCAAGGCGCGCCGGGTACCCATCCGCTGGAACGGCGAAGAGCGCCGCGCCCTGGACAATAACGGCGCCAGCTATAACGTCATTCTGCGCGATCAGTTTGCCCAGGGCATGCGGACCCTGTGCAATGAGATCGAGGCGGACCTGGCCGGCCTCTATACCCTGGCTTCCCGCTCCTACGGCGCCGCTAACGCTACTCCGTTCGCCTCTACCCTGGCTGATACTGCCCAGATTCGCCGCATCCTTTCCGACAACGGCGCGCCCTTGGGCGATCTGCAACTGGTCATTGATACGTCCGCTGGCGCCAATCTGCGGACCCTGGCCCAGTTGACCAAAGTCAACGAGGCCGCCGATGCTAACCTGTTGCGCCGGGGCACTCTCTTGGACGTGCACGGCATGGCCATCCGCGAGTCTGGCCAGGTCAAGCGGCATACCGCGGGCACGGGTGGCAGTGCGACCACTAACGCCGCCGGCTATGCCATTGGCGCTACCGTCATCACCCTGGCCGCCGCCGGTACGGGCACCATCAAGGCCGGCGATACCATCACCATCTCAGGCGACACTAACCAGTACGTCGTTGCCTCCGGTGATACCGACGTCTCGGATGCGGGCACCATTACCCTCCAGGCGCCTGGCTTGCGCAAGGCCATTCCCGCCAGCGCCAAGGCGATCACGGTTATCGGCGATTCGGTGCGCTCGCTGGGCTTTGCTCGCTCGGCCATCGTCCTGGCTACCCGTGCGCCGGCCATGCCCACCTCGGGCGATGCGGCGGATGACAGCATGATTGTTACCGATCCTCAGTCCGGATTGAGCTTTGAAGTGCGGACCTACAAGCAGTATCGCCAAGTCCAGCTTGAGATCAGCATGGCATGGGGCGTGGCGGTTGTGAAGCCGGAGCACGTTGTCCAGTTGGTCGGCCTGTAAGGAGTGACAGGGCGGGGAGCAATCCCCGCCTGAATCAGCCAATGCCTGAAATCAAAGTGAAACCATGGGGCCAGGGCCAAGGCGAATTCGTGGAAATCGAAGCCGCCGATTTTGATCCTGAGTTCCATACCCTATTCGAGCCCGTGCCCGTGGCCATTCCGGCTAGGCGTGGGCGTCCACCGAAACCGCCGGCTGAACCCCAATGACGATCATTGTCGAAACCGGGGCCGGGGTCGCGGGGGCCAATAGCTTCGTATCCTTAGATGACTATGAGGACTATGCCCTCGCCCTGGGCGTGGAGACAGTGGAGGAAGTGCAGCTTCTCAAGGCCGGCGCTTATCTGAATAGCCTGGATCGCCAGTATGCCGGGATGCGGGTTAGCCGCGATCAGGCCATGGCCTGGCCGCGCATTGGCCAGGACGGCGGCTATCTCTGGCTAGGCGGTTTTGAGTATCTGCCCACCGAGATCCCCGCCGCCCTGCCGCAAGCGCAACTCATCCTGGCCATGGAAGTGCAAGCCGGGACTGATCTCTACAACGTGGAGACGCGCCAGGTCGTCACCAGCGAGTCCGTCGCGGGCGCGGTCGCAGTCAGCTACTCAGATAGCGCCGGGGCCATGGGGCTGCGCCAGACGGGCGCGGAACCCCTCCTGCGGGGCTTGATGGCTGCGCCTGGCTACGGGATTCCCCTGATCCGCGCATGAGCGACTTTTACACGAAGATGGCCGCCACCGCTTCCCGCTTGATCGGGAAGTATGGGCAAGCAATGGCCATCAAGCGCGTGTCGGGCGGGACCATTGATCCGGTCACGGGTGCCACCACGGCCGGGACGACGACCAGTTACCCAGTGCAGGGCATCCTGCAACGCTATCCCGATGCCTTGATTGACGGGACGCGCATCCTCACGTCGGATCGCCTGGCTATCCTGACACCCGCCACGGAGCCCGTCATCACTGACAAGCTCAATTTTGGCGGCAAGGACTGGACCATCGCCTCGATTCAGACGGCCAATCCCGCCGGGACGCCGCTCGTCTATTTCGTGCAGGTGCGCTTGTAATGGCCGGGTCATTCGCCGCCGATATCTCGGGCTTCGTCAGGCGTACCGGCATGAAGACAGAACAAGTCTGCCGAGCGGTCAAGATTAGCCTGTTCAATAGCGTCATCATGGCCACTCGCGTCCGCTCTGGACGCCTGCGGGGCAATTGGCAGACAACGACCGGGGCGCCCAATATGGCCACTACGGATCGCCTTGATCCTTCCGGGCAATTGGCCAGCGCCGAAGTGCGAGCGAACGTGCGCGGCTTTTCTATCGATTACATGACGAACAATCTGCCCTATGCCGAAGTGTACGAAGAGAAGGACGGCATGGTCGCCAGGAACATGGCGCGGATTACCCGGATTTTAGAGGAGGCGAATCGTGGCTAGCCTGGCCATCGACCAAGCCTTCTTGAGCACCTTCATCAATGCCAATCTTGGCCTTGCGATTGCACATGAGAACCTGCCCTATACGCCCGTCACCGGGACGCCGTATGCGGAATTGATTATGTTGCAGAACGACATTACCCCGTGGGGCTTGTCGCAGCGCAATCAAAGCGATGGCCTCTTTCGGGTCATTCTGCGCTATCCGGTCAACACCGGAGCCATTGTCGCTAAGACGATGGCGGATTCCATTTTCGCGGCTTTCCCGATTGGCGCCCGGATTAGCTATTCCAATGTCGTCCGCGCCACCATTACCAGCCAGGCGCGGGCGCCCGGTTACGCCGAAGAGGGCTGGTACAAATTAATTCTTTCCCTGGGCTATCAGGCCCTATTGTCGAGGTAATACCCATGGCCGCTGATACGATGACTCTCTCCTCCGGCACTACTGTATCAGTAGCCGCCGCCTCTCCCGCCACTTACAACGTCGCCGGCTACGGCGCCCTGACTTATACCGCCGTGGGCGAAGTCGAGTCCGTGGGCGAGTTCGGCGGCTCTGCTACCGTCACTCAGTTCACTCCGCTGGGCACTGGCGTCGTCAAGAAGTACAAGGGCAGTATCGACTATGGCCAAATGGCCCTCGTCGTCGGTCGCTTGCTGTCTGACGATGGCCAGGAGCTTTTGAAAGATGGCTTCGACGGCACCAAACGCTATGCCGAACACTCCTTTAAGATTGTCGATTCCGACGGCTCGATTATCTATTTCACCGGCATGATTGCGTCTTTCTCCAATCAGGTGAACGATGCCAATTCCGTGACGAAGGTTTCCGTCAATATCGACATCAATAACCCCGTCATCTATTCCTTCACTTAATAGGAGAATCCCATGGCCTATACTGAAGGCTTGAGTGTCGGGACGAAAATCTATACCAAGGACGCCGCTCCCGTCACTTATGACACCAATATCACGACCGGCTTTCCGGGCCTCGCCTGGACCGAAGTCGGGGAAGTCGAGTCGATTGGCGAGTTTGGTGGCACCGCTACCGTTACCCAATTCACGCCGCTCGCCTCGGGCGTCGTCAAGAAGTTCAAGGGCAGCAATGACTATGGGCAAATGGCCCTCGTCGTCGGTAGGCTCTTGAGCGATGCGGGCCAAGTGATCCTGCTGGCCGGCTTTGACGGCGCCAAGCGGTACACCAGCCACTCGTTCAAGGTGGAATCGGCTGACGGTTCCGTGATCTATTTCACCGGCAAAGTCGCCTCGTTTTCCAATCAGGTGAACGATGCGAATTCGGTTACGAAAGTATCCGTGAACGTGGACCTTGACGCCGCTCTTGTCTATGTGGCGCCCGTCTAAAACGAGTCCGTAGGGCCGGGCCGGTTAGGGGTCGCTGTCCCCCTCTCCGGTTCGTTATTCACCCAGACAGCGCAACAGACAGCAACTTTTTCCGACAGCGAGACATAATCCATGTTTGACATCTCTGAAATTGCCGTACCCGAGACTGCCGTTATCCATTTGGAGTTCCCCGGCATTGGCCCACTCTATGCCGATGACGCGGACACTCAGCCGGTCACGATCACGGTTTTCGGCCCCTCGTCGCCGGCTGCGGTCGCACACCGGAAGAAGGTCACGCGGGACGCCAGGCGCCTCATTGAAAAGCGCGGTATGAAAGGCGTCTGGAAGCAGTCCGATGACGAACTCGAAGCGCAAGACCTGGAACGCTTGATGGTCCTGACGGCTGATGTTTCCAACCTGACTTATCAGGGCGAGACGATGACCGCGGCGACCATCGGCAAGGTCTACAAAGACCCAAAGATGGGCTGGCTGGTGGATCAGGTCAAGGAGCGCCTGGGGAGTTGGGATGATTTTTTGCTCTCTGCCTAGAATGGGCGCGGCTCTTTATCCAACACCAAGCGTGGCTAGATGCCACGCCGGAGGATAAGACCGCCAAGAAGGCGCCCAAGTCCCGGCGCGAACAGATGGCCGGGAGCGCCTTCGCGGAGATCGAGCCCGAGGGCGAATGCAGATGGTTAGTTTCAGCCGCGATGGAATGCGGCTTGACACAAAGTAACGGCATGGGCCTGGCCCCCGTGCCGTGGTCCGAGATCCAAGCCTGGGCCAGCATAGCGGGAGAAGACGATCCGTGGGTATTGCAAGCCGTCCGTCAGTTGTCTCTCGCCTATTGCAGCGAGCATCACGCAGCCAAGGACGGCGCCCGGCCCTCGCCCATGGCTGACTTTATCGACCCGGACCTCATCCGCGCTGGCGTATCGAGCCAGTTGAAACGCCTCAAACTAGCAGGGAATCAAAATGGCCGTTGACGTTGCATCGCTTGTCATTCGGGTTTCTTCGCTAGAGGCGCAGTCTGCCGCTCGGGATTTAGATCGCCTCTCTACCGCCAGTGGCCATGCAGATAGATCCGCCCGGCAAATGTCGGGCGGCTTTGCTTCGGTGGGGTCAGCTTTGAAGGGCATGGTGGCGCAGTTGGCGGCTATCGCGGGTTTTGCCCAGTTAGCATCCGCCTTTATCAAGGCCAATATCGAAGCCGAACGACTCTCTAAAGGGCTAGCCGCTGTCGCCGGTACTGCTACCGCTGGCGCGGCTGAAATGGCTTATGTCAGCAAGACCGCCGATAAGCTGGGGCTAAGTCTCGCCTCGGCTGGATCGGCTTATGTCAGTTTGACAGCTGCCACCAAAGGGACTGCGCTTGAGGGCAAGGCCACCCGCGATATCTTCGAATCTGTGTCACTTGCCATGGGCAAGCTAGGCAAGTCTGCGGCAGACACGCAAGGCGCCTTGACGGCTATTGAGCAGATGATTTCCAAGGGCAAGGTATCCGCTGAAGAATTACGCGGGCAATTAGGCGAGCGCCTGCCGGGAGCTTTTAAGCTGGCCGCTGAAGCCATGGGCGTCACCACGGCAGAACTTGATGCCATGCTAATGAAGGGGCAGGTAGTTGCCGCTGACTTATTGCCATCTCTCTCACAAAAACTAAATGCCCTTTATGATGATGGCAAAGAAATAGGCGGATTAGAAGCAGAATGGAATCGGCTGGTTAATGCCCTGGATCGAATGCTGGTAAGTGCCAATGGCGCCACGGGAGCGACAAGTAGCCTCGGCGCGATGCTGCAATGGGCCACAGAACGCGCTAATTCATTAGCCGAGGCCGTAACAGTAATAGCCAACTGGCAAGAGGGCAAGGGCTTTGCTTATGGAGAACGCGATGGATTGGCTGATGATTACGCCTTACGCGCAAAATTGCTGACTGAATATGTTAGCAAGATGAAAGATGCGCAAGCCTACTTAAATGAGAGCGATTTAGACAACGCCGCCGCACGACGTGCGGAGGGCGAAGCTTTGATGGCCAGGATTATCGAGATTGATGCGCGCACTAAGCAAGTGCGGGCAGACGTGCGCGAGGCGCGGGCCGAAGCAGAAGCCGTAAAGCAACTTAGCGCCAATAGCATGGGCGACGACGCCGTTCGGCTGTATCGGGAGGAACAAGCCGCTCGCGCCGCTAATCTCAAGCAAATTGACACCATGAATGGCAAGTATGACGAGGCCATTGCCAAGAAGGCCGAATACGCCAAGATGGAAGCCCTCGTCGCGGAAGCCATCAAATTAGGCACCCTGACGCAAGAGCAGGGTAAGCAGAAGCTCGCGGAATATGCCGCCGCCCAAGACAAAGCCACCGCATCATCCCGCTCGCGCACCGCCGCCTTGTCCGCAGAGGCGCAAGTGGTGGCGCAAGTGGAGCAGAAATACGGCCTGATGGCGGGCCAATTGGACGCTGTTTGGAAACTGGAATCCAATCGCGGCAAGGGCGCCGGGACCACTTCAGAACGCTGGGTCAAAGATTTAGCCGCTGGCGAAGGCCACATGACTAAGATCGTGGGCCAGTTCCAGATGGCGGAAAGCACCGCCAAGGGCCTGGGCGCCAACATGGCGACCTTTAACGGCCAAGCTGACGCCGCCGGCAAATACCTGGCGGAAGCCGCCGCCAAGGGCAAAACCCTCTGGGAGCAATTCGCCTACTACCACGGCGGCCCCAACGAGAAGGCCTGGGGCGAGAAGACCCGCGCCTATGCCGACGCCGCCGTCAAGATCGTGGCGGATGCCACCGGCACCATGCAAGACCTGGGGCAGAATACCGGCAAGGTCATCACCGATACTCTCAACAAGGCTAACGCCGCCGTCCAGAGTTTGATCCAGCGCTACCTGCCGGCCCGCGCCGCCGCCGAGGAATACGCGCAAGCCCAGCAGGCCCTGGCCCTCGCCTCCGACGCCGCTGGCCTGTCGCAAGAGGAGCAGGCCATCATCCTGCAAGGGCTGCAACAGGATATGGATAAGTCGAAAGTCAAGGCGACCGAGACCGCCGACGCCTGGGCCGAAGTCTGGAAAAACGCGGTAAAAAGGATCGACGACACTTTCGCCTCCCTCTGGAAAGACCTGTTTTCCGGGACGAAATCCACTTTGGAAAGCATGAAAAACGCCATTTTGTCCTGGCTGGCGGAAGTCGCCCACGCCCTGCTGACGAAACCCCTTGTGGTGGCGATTACCACGGCGATGACGGGCGGGACGAGCGTAGCCGGGGCGGCGGGGCAGGCGGCGAGCGGCATGAGCGGATTGAGCGGCTTTTCGTCCATTGGGTCAATGTTCTCCACCGCCTTCAGTCTGGGGAGCACCTTTCTAAGTGGTGTCGCTGAAGGGGTCATGGGCATGTTTTCGACAAACATGTTTTCCACCATCGGCACCGCCTGGGGCGCGGCCACGAGCGGTTCAGCTATGGGCGCCGCCGCCGGCATGGGCGTTATCGCCGCCTATGCCCTCCCTGTGATTACCGCCGCCGCCGCTGTTTTAATGAAATGGCAAAAGGACCAAGAGCCTCGCTACGGCACGCTCGCCGCTCAGACGGGCGGGCGTAGCAGCGGACTGGAAGATAGCGAGTGGGGCAGCGCCAGCGGCGCCTATGTCAAGGGCAGCTTCGGCCTCAACTTCGGCATCACCGACAAAGGCTCCAAAAACATGGAGGCCACCGAGCTGACCGAGGTTTATCAGGCCATGGCCGATGTCAGCAACGCCCTGGCCCAATTTTTCGGCCCGGACTTATCGTCATTCATCGAGGCCGAACTACAAAAAATGTCCGACTTCGGCGACGGCCTGATCCACCTCACCGAAAACGAAGGCGACTTAGGGGGCGCCCTGGCCGCGCTCGTGGAACGGATCGCCCTGGCCGCTGGCAAATCCAGTGAGAAAATCGGCATCGCCTTTGCAGCCGTGGCCGGCGATCTCGGCGGCACCGCCGAAGAGGTGGGCAAGCAAATTGAGGAGGCTATGGCCAACGCCACGATACTGGTCAATCTCTCCGACAATTACCAGGAGCAACTAGGCCAGATGCTCGGCCTCACGGGCGAGATGCGGGGCGACACGCAGCTACTAATCGGCTACGTCAACGCCATGAAAACCAGCGGGGAAACCTTGGGCGCCACCCTCCAGCGCATGGTTTTGAATATGAGTGGCCTCGACCAGGCTATGACCCTCACCGGCACCACCACCGACGCCACCGGCCAGGCGTTTGTTGACCTGGCCAACAACCTGGCCGGCGCCGCCAATGACGCCGGCATTGGCATGGAAGGGCTGATGAAGCTCCAGGCTTACTATTACGATCAGTTCTATAGCACCACGGAAAAGGCCACTAAGGCCATGCAGGAGCTATTGAAAGGGATCAACAAGGAATGGCCGAAGCTCCAGGAAAAAATGCTGGGCATTAATAAGCTAGACCAGTTGGCTATCGAAATACCCGCGCTTAAGGAGTCCATCAAAAAGCTCGACACAACGATAAAAAGCGAAAGCACCAGCGAATCCTTTAACATTACCCAAGCAATGCGTGACATGTACCCGCACTTGGAGCAGTCCAAAAATTGGGGGCTGCTCAGTGCGGAGAACATGAAAAACATGAAGCCAGAGGGTTGGCAGACCACTGAAGAGGAGCGGGCCTGGCTCATGGAGCAGTCCAAAAATTGGGGGCTGCTCAGTGCGGAGAACATGAAAAACATGAAGCCAGAGGGTTGGCAGACCACTGAAGAGGAGCGGGCCTGGATCAGGGAGCATTCCAAAAATTGGGGGCTCTTTGGCAATCTGCCCGATCCCGGGACAGGCACCGGCGGCACCGGCGGAGACAAGTACCTGGCCGAAGTCCAGGCCAACGCCAAAGCCGCGCTGCGCGCCTCGCAGATGTACATCGAGGGCGTCAACCAGGGCACCATCACCAAGAGCGCGGAGACCGAGGCCAAGCTGCAGGCGGCCCTCAACTCCTACGCCGATGAGATCATGAAGTTCGGCATCGATGTCAGCAAGGGGGTGATGAGCATCCAGGACCAGATCAACAAGATCGGCAACATCGGCTTTATGTCTGAAGCCGACCGGTTGAGTCTACAGAAGGACCCCAACGCCGAGATCTACGCCAAGCTGGTCAACGACATGCCCAAGTCACGGGATGAGTTTGAAAAACTGATCGGGCAAATAGACCTGACCTCGGAAAGCGGCCGGTTGCTGTATGCCGAAATCATGAAGCTGGTCCCCGGCTTTGATGCCATGTTTGATTCCATCGAAGGCTTCGAGAAGTGGCTGGGTGTCACCGATGAAACGGCGCTGGCGACTAAGCGTCTGGAGAAAGTCTTTGCCGATCTGGGCATCAAGATGCCAACCTCCAAAGATGCTCTGCTGGAGCTCTACAACTCCGGCAAACTCACCGCGGAGCAGATGGCGATCCTGGGCGCCAACCTGGGCGACCTCAGCCTGATTTTTGGGGACACGGTGGACAAGGTTAAGGGCTTGAACGACCTCCTTAACGCCCTTGACCCCAATCAGGATTTAAGCAAAACCAAGAAAATGACCGACGCCAAGGATATACTGAAAAAATACGGCTACGAAGGGGACTTTAGCGGCGAGTCGATTGCCGCCTTCCTGGCCCACCTCAATCAATTCACCAACGGCCTCAAGGTCGGCGGCGAAGACCTGCTGAAATACGCCGAGGGCTTCCTGGCCCTGGCCGCCATCGCCAAGCAACGCGAGGATATGCAGGTCCGCCTGATCGAGCTTACCGCCGGCTCCCAGGCCGCCCTCAATGCAAAACGCGCCATCGAGCTGCGGGAAATGGATGCCTCCCTTCGCCCGCTGGCGATGCGCATTTGGAAACTGGAAGACGAAGCCGCCGCCCTGGAGAAAGTGAAAGCAGCGCAAGAAGAGCGCACCAATCTCCTTATCCGATTGGCCGATGCCCAGGGCAACTCGGCCCTCGCTACCCAACTGCGCCGCCAGATCGAACTGGCCGCCGCGATGAACGACGCCAACCGCGCCATCCTGCTGCAAATCTACGCCGCCGAAGACGCCGCCGCCGCCCGCGCCCACGCCGAAGCCGTGGCCGCACAAGCGCAACAGGCCGCCGAGGCCGCCGCCCGCGCCGCTGCCCAGGCGGCCGTGGACGCCAGCCAGAAATACAAGGAGGCCCTGGACAATGCCGCCTCCGCCGCCCGTAGTGTCGCGGAAGCCTGGCTAGAAGCCCTCTCTGCCGTGGGCCTGGATGCGGAGGCGAAAGTCTTGTCACGCAAGCTGCAAGCCGCCGCTATGGACCCGGCCCTGCGCAGTGTCTATGCCATCGTTTGGCAGATCCAGGACGCCGCTGCGAAGGCCGCCGCTCAGGGTGATTTAGCGATTCAGGCCCTCGGCTACTTAGGCCGTGATGACGACGCCATTGCCGCGCAGCGCCGCCTGGCCCTCGCTGCTACCGAGGAAAGTCTGCGGCCAATGCAGAATTGGGTATGGCAACTGGAAGACGCTCGTAAAGCCGCTGATGAAGCCGCTCAATCCGCCGAGGAATGGGCCAACAAACAAGTGCAACTGACGGGAGAAGTCGCCAACGCCTGGCTAGATGCGCTGTCTGCCATTGGTCAGGAGTCCGCCGCCACCACCCTCTCCCGCAAGCTGCAACTGGCGGAGATGGACTCGGCCCTGCGCAGCGTCATGTCAACGATTTGGGGAATTCAAGACGCCGCCGCCAAACTTGCCGCTCAGGGCGATCTCGCCATTGAAGCCCTGGGCTATCTAGGCCGCGATGACGATGCCATTGCCGCGCAGCGCCGCCTGGCCCTCGCTGCCACTGAGGAAAGTCTGCGGCCGATGCAGAACTGGGTATGGCAACTGGAAGACGCTCGCAAAGCCGCTGACGAAGCCGCTCAAGCCGCCGAGGAATCTGCAAACAAACAGGTGCAACTGACGGGAGATGTCGCCAACGCCTGGCTAGAGGCGCTGTCTGCCATTGGTCAGGAGTCCGCCGCCACCTCCCTCTCCCGCAAGCTGCAACTGGCGGAGATGGACCCGGCCCTGCGCAGCGTCATGCAAACAGTCTGGGGCATTCAAGACGCCGCCGCCAAGCTCGCTGCCCAAGGCGATCTGGCCATTGAAGCCCTCGGCTATCTAGGTCGTGACGAAGACGCCACCGCCGCCACCCGCCGGCTACAGCTGGCCGCTACCGACCCCGCCCTGCGCGCCATGCAGGATTGGGTATGGAAGTTGGAAGATGCTCGCGAAGCCGCCGACAAGGCCGGCGAGGCGACCCAGACGCTGATTGATGGCTTGAAGGCGGTCAGTGGCGCCCTGGACGATACCATCAAAACCATAACCGATCTCATCAACGGCAGTTCGCCCGCCGCCCTGGCCCAGACCCGCCAGGCAGCGCAACGCGATCTCGCCGCCCAATTGGCCGCCGCCAAAACCGGCAAGATGCCCACCACCGAGTCCCTGGAGGAGACCCTGGCCACCCTGGGCAAAGATCCCGCCGGCCAATTTGGCGACCGCACCGCCTATCTGCGCGACCTGGGCCGCACGCGGGGACAACTGGCCAGCCTCAAGAATATCGTGGACAAGCAAATTCCTATTGAAGAGCAGAATTTAGAAGCACTCAAAAACCTGCCCACCGCCCTTTATCCCAATTTCGAGGAGATTGTCGCCAGCATCGGGACTAGCGGCACGAACACGAATAATCTACTGGCCAACGCTACCGCCGCCGTGGATGCGGCGATTGCCGCGATGAAGGCCCGCGATGATCTACTGGCAAATGAGATGGATGATCTGTCGGTCGCGCTCTTCCCTGGCTTTGAAAGCATCGTTGCCAAGATTGGAGTTGCAGACGCCAATACCAGTACCTTGCTGGCTAACGCCACTAAGGCCATTGATGACGCCATTGCCGCGATTAAAGCCCGCGATGATCTACTGGCAAAGGAGATGGATGATCTGCCCGTGGCGCTGTTCCCCGGTTTTGAGAGCATCGTCGCCAAGATTGGTGAGACCTCGGGCGATACCGCCGGCCTCATTGCCAGCGCCACCCAAGCGGTCAGGGATGCCATTGTGGCCATTGACGCGGCGAATGCCTACGTCGTCGCCACGCTGGCGGAAATCCCGCCCGCCGTCAACGCCATCCCGCCCTATATCACGCCGCTGCCGGTCTCAATTGGCTCCCAGGTGAAAATCAATCTGGATGACTCGTTCAAGATGCTGGACACCAATTTAGACGGAAAGTTGACCGCGCCCGAATTGAAATTAGCCCTCGGCCCCCTGGCTACTGACGCCTTTATGAAACAGGTCTATGACCTGCTGGACCTCAATAACGATGGCGTGTTGACCGCCCTGGAGGCCATCCCGCTCACCATGGCCCTCAATCTGGCTCCGCATTTTGACAAGCTGGACAAAAACCTCGACGGCAAGCTCACCTTTGCCGAACTGCAAGCTGGTCTCAGTGGCACGGCGACCGATGCCCAGATCCGCCTGATGATGACCTTGATGGACACCAACAAAGATGGCGTCATTGATAAAATGGAGGCCATGCGGTTCAGTTTAAGTCAGGACTTGATGAAGCTCTGGGATAAGCTGGACACCAATAACGACGGCAAACTAACGCCTACTGAATTGCGCTTGGCTCTTGGCCCCTTGGCCACCGATGCCCAGGCTAAGCTGATGTTCAATTTATTGGATACCAACCACGACGGGGCGCTTACTGCAATCGAGGCCTTGCCGGTAACCATGGCCCTGCATTTAACGCCTAACTTTGACAAGCTCGACAAGAACCTTGATGGGAAACTGACCTTTGCCGAATTGAAGCTAGGGCTGGGCGGCATTGCGACCGATGCGCAAATCCGCTTGATGATGACGTTAATGGATACCAATAAGGATGGGATTGTCACCAAGCTGGAGGCCTTGCGCTTCAGTCTCAGCACCGAAATCGCCGCCTCCGCCGCCAAGCTGGACAAGAATCTGGACGGCAAGCTAACCCTGGCGGAACTCAAGCTCGGCCTGGCTGACATTGCTACCAATGCCGAAATTACCAAGTGGATGGCGATTCTCGACACCAACGGCGACGGGGTACTCAGCAAGCTGGAAGCCTTGCCGTTGAATATCGCCAATAACCTGTCTGCTTATTTCAATAAGCTCGACGCCAATATGGATGGCAAGCTGACGTTTGCCGAACTGAAAGCCGGCCTCGGCCCCATGGCCACCGATGCGCAAATCCGCCTTATGATGTCGCTCATGGATACTAACCACGATGGCATGATCTCCGTCGAGGAGGCCAGTAAATTCAAGCTAGGCAGTATTGACGAACAGCAAAAGGCAGCCGCATCGTGTTGCGCGGCGAACGCTTTAAAACTCGGCGCGGTTGAAAGTCATACTTTAACCGCTGCTACCAATACTGGCACTGTAGCCAGTCATACCGGCTATTTACCCGATAGCTGGACGCGGCTTGGCAATATCGGGACTTACACCTCAGGCACCCGCGACTATGCCGCCTACTTACCAGGCAGCCGCGATCACCTAAGCAATATCAGCAGCTACACCAACAGCACTCAAGCCTATGCCGCTTATCTACCAGGCAGTCGCGATGAACTAACCAATATCAGTGCCTACACGATAGGGACTAGATACTATGCTGCTTATTTGCCGGACATCAGCACTTTTACCTCAGGCACCCGCGACTATGCCGCTTATCTACCAGGCAGTCGCGATGAACTAACCAATATCAGTGCCTACACGATAGGGACTAGAAACTATGCTGCTTATTTGCCGGACATCAACACTTATACCTCAGGCACCCGCGACTATGCCGCTTATCTACCAGGCAGTCGCGATGAACTAACCAATATCAGTGCCTACACGATAGGGACTAGAAACTATGCTGCTTATTTGCCGGACATCAGCACTTTTACCTCAAACACCAGCAACCATATGGGCTATTTAGGCTACCTGCCCAATCTAGGTCATTTGCCCAATATCAGCAGCTATACCGGCTATTTGCCCGATAGCTGGACGCGGCTGGGCAATATCAGCAGCTATACCAGCGCGACCAACAGCAATGTGGGGGCGATTAGCAGCAACACGGGCACCGCGAATAATGCCTATCTGGTAAATATCAACGGCGTTATAGAGGCCAATAAATTGCTTTTGACGCGCACGGCTGACAACCTAAGGCGCATGGTGAATTATGGCATCGCCGTTGGTGGCGGCTACGCCACCGGCGGCATCGCCTCCGGCCCCACCAGCGGCTATAGCGCCACCCTGCACGGTACCGAGGCCGTCATCCCCCTGGGCGACGGCAACAGCGTGACGGCCCATTTAACGGCCCCCTTGCCCAATTACATTGCCCAGGAAGCGGGCGATGGTCCTGAACTGCGCCAAGCATTGGCCGAATTGCAGGCGGAGATCGCCGCCTTGCGGGGGGATCAACGGGCCATCGGCGCGGCCACGGTCGGGGAATTGAAAGATCACAATAAACGCGAGCGCAAGCGCGATGTGGTCCCGCAAGTGGTGGAGATCGCCCCATGAGAGTAACCAAGCCTTACGGCTTAGAAATTACGGCAACCAATATCGCCGCGAGTAGTTATACCGCATGGTCAAGCGCCACCACTTACGCCGTTGGGGATAAAGTCAAATATCCGGCGACGGTCACGCCTGCCGGGCCTTATCTGCCCACGCCGATGATTCGCGAATACGAAGCGCTGACAATTAGCACCAACAAAACGCCCGCCGTAGGCGGTACGGATGACTGGCTAGACCTTGGCCCATCCAATCAATATCGCATGTTTGATGATCGCACCGGCACCTCATCGGTAAGAGCCACCAGCATTGATGTAACCGTGGAACCGGGCGCGTTTTTTGACCATATCGCTTTGCTGCGCTTAGACGGCGCCTTGAGTGTGCGGATTAAGGTCGGGCGGGGCGCCACCATCCTCTATGACGTTACCACGGACGTATCCGAGGACGCTACCGATTGGGGTGATTATTTCTTCGGGGATCGCGATGGCGTGAGAACGGCGGTATCGGTTACGCCGCAAGTCTTTTACTCCGATGCCTGGGTACAGACGATCATTACCGGAACCACGGGCGAGAATGTGGGCCTTGGCTTATTGCTGGTCGGGCGCGGGCGCGATCTGGGTGTGACGATTGAAACGCCGAGTATCGGTATCGAGGACTACTCCACCAAGGAAACCGACGTATTCGGTAATACCTATCTCCTGGAGCGTGAGTATGCCGATAGAGCCAGCGTCCAGTTGATTCTGGAAACAGGGCAAGTGGATGCAGTTAGGCGCGAACTGGCTAAGTACCGCGCCACGCCGGCCCTGTACGATCTCAACAATGCCGAATCGGAAGAGGCTTATGATTCGCTCCTGATCTTCGGCTTTTATGAGTCGTTTGACGTATCTTTGGGATATCCGGGCAAATCATATTGCTCGCTTGATGTACAATCGCTTATCTGAATTTAGGATCATTTGCCATGGCAATCTCGCAAAACATCACGCCGCTCTCGACTCCCCCATCGCGTAGTGATCCCATCAATTTCGACAGCCGCGCCGATACCTTCCTGGCGGAATTGCCGACGCTGGCGACTCAGATAAATACTTGGGCTGGACAGGCAAACAGTACGGCCACAACTACCAATAGTGACGCGAGCGCCGCCGCTACCGCCAAGACCAACGCCGAAACCGCCGAGGCCCATGCCGAGACGGCGCAAGGGCTGGCGGAGTCCGCTCGCAATACCGCGATTGCGCAAGCCAGCACCGCCACCACCAAGGCCGGGGAGTCAGCAGCTAGTGCCGTAACGGCATCCACTCAGGCCGGTATCGCTACCACGCAAGCAAGCACGGCCACCGCCCAGGCAGGCATTGCCACCACCAAAGCGGGCGAGGCCGCCGCTAGTGCCGTAACCGCAACTACCCAGGCTGGCACCGCTACGACACAAGCCGGAATTGCGACTACGCAAGCCGGCATTGCTACAACCCAGGCGGGCATTGCTACTACTAAAGCCAGCGAAGCATCTGCCAGCGCCGTAACGGCTACCACGCAAGCCGGGACGGCAACCACGCAAGCGGGGATTGCCACTACCCAATCTGGGACTGCTACTACCCAAGCGGGAATTGCCACGACTCAAGCGGGCATCGCTACTACCCAAGCCGGCATTGCTACCACTCAGGCTGGCATTGCCACCGCCGCCGCTCAAGCTGCCGTCAACACCGTCACGGGGGACATGGCCACCCTGGACCCCGCCGCCGGCAAAATCCCCCTGGCGGATGGCGACGGCGTGATCGACCAAGCCTGGCTGCCCGTTGAGCAAGATGGCCAACTGGCCGGGGCCGCCGCCTACGCCACCGACCTCGCCGGCCAAGCCGCGCGGACCCTGACGGGCAACCTCACCGCCATCGCCGCCCTCACGCCGACGGACAGCCACCTCATCGTCGGCAACGGCACCACCTTCGTCGCCGAAACCGGCGCCACCGCCCGCGCCTCGCTGGGGCTGGGCGACAGCGCCACCAAAAACGTCGGCACCACCTCCGGCACGGTCGCGGCGGGGGACACCCTGACCACCGAGACCGACAACCGCGTCCTTTACGACGAGGAATTGGCCCGCGCCGTGACCTATGCCACGGACCTCGCCGGGCAGGCGGCCACCACCCTCAGCGGCAGCGTCCCCAGTGCCGTACCCGCCAGCGCCACGGCGCCGGGCGTGGCGGGCCAACTGCGCTACGCCAGCGGCTTCCTTTACGTCTGCGTGGCCGCCAACACCTGGCAGCGCGTGGCCCTCGCCACTTGGCCCTAATCACCCCGGAGTCACTCATGGCCGATTACCAAGAATCCCCCGTTGCCGGCACCGCCTGGCACCGCTTCAATCAGATCCACATCGACAACACCCGCAACGCGGTGCCCGTCGTCACCATCACCGAGGAGCGCGTGGTGGCCCTGGCCGATGGCCGCGAGCTGCGCGAGCCGGTGGGCATCATCGAGCTGCCCTGCGGCGACCTCAGCTATCCCATCAGCCTGCGTGACCCCGCGACCGGCGACCTAACCGGCGCCACCGCCACCCTGGGCGATGCCTACGCCCTGATTTACAGCCTGTGCCTCCAGGAAGCCCTGGTGCGTGATGGCGTTTTGCCGCGTCCCGGCACCACCCCCGTGAGCGAGGAGTAACCCATGGCCCTGACCATCAACATCCCCGACACCCTGCGCCGCAGTGTCGAAGCCGCCTCGGGTGGCAGCAATACCGTGCTGTACACCGCCAAGGGCCAGCCCAGCTACATGCGCGTGGTGCCCCTGCGCACCTTGGAGAGTTTCACCGGCCAAAACTTGGGCACCGGCACCCATCCGGCCTTCATCGTCAATGCTGTGGAGAAGGCCAATCTCTTCCTCGGCCTCTATCCGGGCTGCGTGAAAAACGGCGAACTCCTGAGCCTGCCCGGCGTCGATCCGGCCTATAGCGCCAATCACGACACTTTCGTGGCCTACGCCCGCGCCGCTGGCGCTGGCTGGCACTGCATGTCCAACCCCGAATGGGCGCTGCTGGGGCACCTCTGCTACGAGCAGGGCTTTCAGCCGGGCGGTAATAACAACTACGGCCAGCACGAAAGCACCGGCCAATACGGTGTGCGCGCCGATACCGGCCTGATCGCCATCGGCGGCAGTGGCGCCGGCGTGACGCGCACCCTCACCGGCTCGGGGCCGACCTCCTGGCGCCACGACAATACCGCGTTCGGCATCGCCGACCTCAACGGCAACGTCTGGGAGTGGAGCCCCGGTTTCCGCATCAACGCGGGCGAGATCAACATCGTCGCCAATAACGATTCCGCCCTCACCGCCACCGACCTCGCCGCCGGCTCCGCCGCCTGGCGGGCTATCGACGGCGCCACGGGGGCCTTGGTCGCCCCCGGCACGGCGGGCACGGTGAAATACGCCGTCGCCGCCAGTGGTACGGCGGATTTCACCCTCTACTGCGCGTCGGGCAGCGTCTTTTCGGGCATGGTGAATAGCACGGGCGCCAATCCGGTCGGGGCAACGGCGCTGGCCCTGATCAAGGCCCATGGCGGCTTCCCGGTGGCGGCGACGGGTCTGGGCGCCGATGGCTTCTGGGTGGATGTCACCAGTGAGCGCGTGCCGGTCCGGGGCGGCGGTTGGGACGATGGGTCGCGGAGCGGCGTGTTTGCGCTCAATGGCAGCTATGCCCGATTGACGGCGTACACGGTCATCGGTGCGCGCCCGGCTTTTGTCGCTTGATATCTGGTGACTGTTATCTGCTGGCCGGGCGGCAGCCCGGTCTTCTTCCCCCTCACTGAGATCGTTTGCCGCTCATGAGCCACGGTGTCATCCAGCCCGAACACGCGCCCAAGGTGCGGGAGATCAGCGATGCAGGATTGGGATAGCGATTTGCTGGGGTTTGGCATCTCCCTGATCGGCATGGCCATCTGCGTGGCGGGCGCGGGGCTGTGGAGTTGCTGGGTATGACTGATTGCGACCAGTTGCAACTCGACCATGCAGCACGCGGCTGTGTCTCCGGCGTCCTGGCGGAATGGCCATTACTCCAAGCGGCGTTGGCGCGGTGCGGCGTGAAGCTGCCCGCTACGGCGCGAGCGCGAGAGATGCAGCGGGCCAGCGCGGAGTGTCTGGATCGTGGTGAGTGGGGTTTGGCGGCATGAACGAAGACTTCTACCGGATCGAGCATCAACTGTCGGACGGTTCCTGGGTACGGATATCCGCGCCGGTCTACAGTGAGGGCGATGCCCGGGCAAGCCTGAAGCATACGCGGGCGCAGTACCCTGAGCGGGTGTTTCGCTTGGTGTTTTGTACGGTGACGAGAGAGGTAGTGGCATGACCCGCGCCGAGATCCTCAGCATTCAGCGCCAGCTTGGCCTCAAGGCCGATGGCATTTACGGCCCCAAGACCGCTGCCGCTTATCAAGCGTGGCTCAACTCCAACACGGTTGAGAGCATGCCAACGCCTGCGCCGAGGCCAGCCGCCCCCTGGTGGCGCCACAAGGTCGTCATCGGCTTGCTGGCCACGGTGCTCGCCGGAATCACCTCACGCTGGGGAGTAGATGCGGATGAACTCACGGCAATACTGCTCCAGTTGGCCGAAGTGGCGGGGCTGGTGCTCGCCGCCTGGGGCACGGTCCCGGCGCAAGCGGTCGCTGTTGATCCGACCCTTGTTGCTCGCGTGCATGGCCAGTCTGTCCGCCTGCCAAGCGCCCATCCACTGCCGACCGACGGCGAAGCCGATAAACAGCCAGGCCCCTTTGGCTATTGATAGTTACCTCTACGGCATTCGTTGCCAGGAAGTACTGCGATGATGAAATCCCTGCTCCTCTCCGCCCTCTATTCGGCCCTCAAGGCGTATCTGGGAAGCGGCGTGTACAACCGCATTGCTGGGCAGGTCATGATCCTGATGAGTGCCACGGATATGACGGGCGCGGAGAAGATGGCCAATGTCCTCGCCTTTGCCCAGCGCGAAGCCATCACCGCCTCTGAGTATCTGATCCGCGCCGCCGTGGAGCTGATCCTCTATCGCGAACAAAGCCAGGGGTGAGCCATGGCCAAGCTGCGCTTACTCATCGCCGATTACGGCCCGGTCTTCAGTCACGGCCTGCTTGCTGGCATTCTTGCCTTTCTGACATTCCATTCTGGCGTCTTCAATGGGTGATGCCGAGGACCGCCGCCAGGATCACCTCGATGCCATGGCGCACTTGCGCCAGTTGGAACTGCAATTGGCGGCGCTCTCCCGCGAGCTGGGCGATACGCGCATCTATACCGCGCATGAGATCGAGGATATCAAGGAGGAGATCGCTTCTTTTTGCGCCTGGATGCAGAACGACTCCGTAAAATCGGCCTGGTATTATTCCGCCGAGGCGGATTTGCGACAACTGGTGGAGACCAATAGATGGCTATCGACAACCAAACGGATATTAGCCTGGATCGGCGGTGGCGTGTTGGGAATTATTATGGCGTGGAACGCCGTCGAAATTTGGGTCAGGGAGCATTTGTGATGGCCACTGTCCATCGATGGACGCTGTACGGCATTCTGGCGTTTAACATGGTTCTCGCCGCCTCCGTGCTGAACCTGACTTATTTCGCCAAGCAGGGGCCACGCTATACCGCCGAGGACGGCGCCCGCGAGAAAGCGGAACGCATCCAAGCCGACAAAGACCTGACAGCGAGAATCGACTCACTTCACCTATCTAATTTTACTGATTAGGAACTATTCGCCATGGCCACCACTAATCCCATTCTCACCTCATCATGGTCCCTGATCGTGACGGCAGGCGATGATTTTATGCTCTAATTGCCGTTTACCTCAAAACCGATTGAGGCGCAGATTGCCATTCGCGATACGGAAACCGTGCCGACTGTTCAAGGCCATACGATTACTGCTCGCGAGTCTGAGGGCATGAATCGCAACCTGATCGGGCCGGGCTATGTTTATGCGCGAGTGCTAGGCATCTCGGAATATACCGCCGTCTTGACGGCCTGGACGCCCGCCTAATGGAAACATCTTTTGACATGCACGTCGAAATTGACTCCCTCGGTTCGGCCTCGGAATACGTCAAGTAGTGCGCATCCTAATCCTCTCGGTGCTGGGGTTTTTTGGCCTGCTGATTCTTGGCAATTGGCTGGCGATGGAACTGCTCGCGTGGCTTAGTGCATCCTGAGTGCTAAAGCATCTTTTCGCCCACGGCTAACCTGTTGACAGGCTAACTCGTTTTTCCATACCTCGCCCCATCCAACATGGGGGCGATGCACAAACTGGCTTGGCGCTCGTCTAGGCCCAAATAGCGGGAGCATACGGTTTCAACGGGCACATCCGCCTGCCCGAATTCAGCTAACAACAAGAAGATCGTATTCATTTATCCTCCTCTATTTTGGCCACTACCGCCAGCGGTTGATCTCCCCAGTGCATCGGCTCGTCGTAATCCACGCCCATCATCTCGGGCCATTGCCTGTGCCCACCGGGCTTGACGATGCCTTTATCCATCGCATCATCCCACGCTAGGCGATGACGGAAAGCGGTGTACAAGTCGAACCAAACATCCGCATCCGGGTATTTGCCAACGCCCCAACTGGAATTCATACCAAGCCCCATCTTTGGCTTGATGGCTTCATCAATTTGGCGCTCAAACGCGTAATCCCACAACACGTTGTCATCGCTGTCCCTTAGCCTGAGCATCCCAACCGCCATGCCCGGCTGGCCAATCTTGATGCGGGCGCAGACTTCGCAGGCGATGGCCAGGCTTTTCAATTGGGCTTCGGTTAGCTCAATGCGGTATTTAGTCATGCTCGCGTCTCGCTTTGGCCTCGGAAAGAAATGCCTCAATATGGCCTTTTGCGCGCCAGCAGCGGCAGACTTCGCCACCGCCTGCCCATGTTTCGCATTCACACCACGATGAGCAAGATGGCACCGGATTATCAGTCGCCCACCAACACCAGCCTACCGTAACGTCTGGAGCGTCTGGCGTGAAGTAATCGCAATTGGCGCAGGTTTGCTTAGGCATCTACTGACTCCGTGGTAATAGGCCGCCCGCAAAAGGGGCAGAAGTCCATGCCGTTGTCTTCGGGCGATCCATGGCATATCTGGAATAAGCGCCCGCATTGTGTAACCCATGCCTCGCCGTCTTCGGTCCACTGACACCGATCCGGGGTGCGCAGTGCGGTCCCGCCCGCTTTGGCAATGGCGGCATTCAGCCGGTCCACAATGCCGCAGGGCACGTCGTATTCAGACCAATATTCAGCCGATTCCACCAGATCCACGCACACGTCCAACAGGGCGGGTGCGGCGGCGACGAGCCGCTGCTGGGCGGTCAATTCCGGGAGGGGGTAATCAGGCATTGATCTAACCTTTAATAAGCATTGGCGTTATTTAAGGAAACGCCAATTTGTTTAATAAGATGCCAGGGCCAGCCCGCGAGAAAGGAGCGACGGGCCGCCCTGACTGCCAGTGTTTCGCCACTAACTGGCTAACGCGCTAAGAGTCCGCTATGATCGACGGCTCCGCCTAGCCCGGAGTTCCTACCCACCAACCAACACCATCAAAAAGGCACCAAGTCATATTCCCAATTGTCGCAACCATGCGCCATAAAGTCAGCGGGAATCTCGCCAAATTTGGCGCACTTGCTCTCGGCTACGGTGCAGTGTAAACACCGATGGCAATTCGGCTCGATATCTTGCAGCCACTTGAGTTCATCCAGCATGTAGCGGATTTTCTCGCTTAGTTCAACTCTGTTCATCTTCGTGTCTCCATTCAAAACTAACAATCTCTGGGAATTTAGCTGATTCATTGACGTTTATCGCCTCCGGGGTTGCAAAGTGTAGCCATGGAGAACCATCGGATGGCCCGTCACCGTGTAACAATTCAAGTGCGCCAGATGTTGTGCAATTGCCTGTTTGATAATCAGCGGAGGCAATCGCATCACGGGCGCGAAACTTTATCCACTGTTTTGCCTTATATCCCGCCATGCCCCCATGCTCGAAACACACCCATTCTTTCGCCACCACGCGCAGTCCTGACCAATACTCTACCCGCATCGAATCCGGCGATCCGGGTTTAACGTGCCGATGATAGGTCACGCGATCCACTGGATAGCGCACGATATTGGGCTTGGCTAGCTGACTAGATAATACTGCCGCATTGCTAGCATATACCCCGTGATTGATCCGCTCGGGAGGCGGAAACTCATAGCCGCAATCCAGGCACACCAGGAGCGCCGTGGCGTTATGACTGCCGCACTCCGGGCAGACTTTATAAGGCGCCGCACTACTCCCCTTGGTCAAGGGCTTCGCTCGCCCTTTGATCGCGTCCACGGGGCCGAGAGTGGCTATCGTGTCCGTGAAATCCAGGACCAAACAATCGGCCTTGTCGGGCGCGATGCGCATCCCGCGCCCCAGGATTTGGGTATAAAGGACTGGCGACTTGGTAGCCCTCAAGAGGGCAATGCAATCGACTTCCGGCACATCGAAGCCAGTCGTCAAAACCGCAACGTTAACCAATGCCCGCAGCTTGCCGGATCTAAAGTCTGCAATCGCTTCCTGTCTTTCCGCCTTCGGTGTCACGCCTGAAACCACGGCACACGCGATGCCTAGATCAGATAGGGCTTGCTGGATATGCTGGGCATGTTCTACCGTGACGGCGAAGACCAGCCACCGCTTCCTTTCCGCCGCGAGCGTGACAATCTCTTGACAGGCCGATGCGACCAGGTGCGATTGATCCGATACGGCGGCCAATTGCGAGACGATGTAATCCCCGGATCGCATCCCGACGCCCTCGGTGGCAATCTTGGTCGCGGTGGCTTGAGTCGTCAGGGGCGCCAGGTAGCCGGTATCTAAGAGCTGGCGCATGGTGACACTGGCTGCGGTCCCGTGAAATAGCGGGGCATCCTGATCGGTCAGATAGATACCGTTTCCGCGAAAAATGGTCCCTGACCAACCTACAACGCGCAGATCAGGACAATAGCTGCTTAGGTCCGAGATCAAGGTCCGATACATCCCGGTTTCCCGCTCACCCAGAAGATGGCATTCATCAATTAGGAGGAGATCCACCCGGCCTAGCTGATGAGCAATCTTATAGATGCTACCGATAGTGGCGTAAACGATAGCCGTGCCGAGTTCCTTGCGACCCATGGCCGCTGAATAGACGGAGGCTGGCGCTTCGGGCCAGATGGTTAAGAGCTTGGCGAGATTTTGCTCGCATAACTCTTTAGACGGGACACACATCACAATGCGCGTCTCGGGCCATTGGCTGATGGCTTCCTGGCATAGCGCGGCAATCATGACGCTTTTCCCAGCGCCAACGGCTGCGGCTACGAGAGGATTGCCCTCGGGATGGCGCTGGAACCAACTGTAAAGGCCGTCAAGGGCGGCGCGCTGGTAGGGGCGGAGGATCATCGGATTAGCTCGAATGGCTCGACATTGGCCATGGTTTCCTCTGTCTGGAACCCTGGATAATCTTCGGTCCAAAATGGAAATCGCTTGAAATTCCAGGCTTGCTCAAGAAACCAGGAATAGGCATCCATATTCTGTTGCTGAAAATGGCCTCCCGGTATTGGTCCGGGATCAAGTGACCAGCGGCGAAAGGCCACTCGCCCATCTGTGTACTGTTGCAAGGCGAGATAGATGCGCATCATGCTCGCGCTCCATTCTCTCCGTGTTCAAAGCGGGCTGATCTAGCCTTTATTGCTGCGGCTAATATAGAAACCTCAAAAACAACAAATTTATCAAAATCTATCATGTTCCACCCTTTATGCGGATGGCTTATACATCCCAATATTCCAAGTTGAGCGTCATTGCCACTACCGCAAGGCGTTGTTACATCGCATCTAAAACATGAGATCAAAATATCGTCATCGGGAGCATCTGGAAATATCATATTACTAAAATTGCCTATTTCCCCACATCTCGGGCACATGCCTTCAATAAATATGTCTCCGACTCCGTCTGTGTTAAATTTATTGTTTTGTAACATAGATAGTGGATCGCCATTTACCTGTATGGCAGACTGCATATAACCACTTTCCTCTGTAATCAATTTATCAAATGATGACAGCTTAGTATCTATAATGTTATCGTCTGGCTTAACCTCATACCAAGTTACCAATCCTGATGGCATTGCCACCCTAAAATCAGGCAAATAATATCCAGCTTGACCAAGGTCAAAACCTTCCGGTTCATATTGCCAGTCTAGTTTTAAGGCATCAAAAAATACGGCCCATCTGGCCTCAAGGCGCGAACGGAAACGATAGCCTTTGTATTGCGTTTCAATTGCTTTTATTTTCACCTTACTAACCCTCCTTAACGCCTAGCTGGCTCTTATCCTGGCACCCGTGAATATCCGCACTCCGGTACACCGTGCCGCAATTCATGAATAGGGCATTGGTAGCCAGGTTGCGGTACTGGACCCAATTCTCCTCATGATTGGCGTCAACCATGACGGCGAACGTACCCAACAATGCGGGGATATAACGATGCTGTGGGCAGGCTTTCTTCTGATTATCCAACGTCAACCACATGCCAGCCTTTTCACACTTCCAGCCGCCTTGCGGATCAGGAGTTACATGGGCGCAAGTGCGGCAATTGACTAGAGGCGCCTCCTGGCCATGGCAAAATGCGTGATAGCTGCACATCCGACACTGGAACCAGGACGGATCGGAACTGATACCTGGAGGGGGCTCTTGAGCAAAGATAACGGACTCCGCCCGCTTGATAAGCTGGGGGCCGGCATCGGGATCGACGGCTACCCGTTCGTGATAGAGGGCTTCGGTGTCCTTATTCACGGCAATATAGTTTGCTCGCGTCATGCCGGTTAAATGCAGGTATGCCTGCATTTGTGCCCAATGCTGCGGCTTAGAAACTTGTACGCCTTTTTCGCTTAGGTCTTTGAACGATTTAGCGTTATGGGTCTTAAATTCTAATAACTCATAGTTGCTAGATGACCCGCCCGGCAGGCCCTTAACGCAGCCATCCAGGCTACCGCCAAAATGCCCACCGCAGGCACTCACCCGCCATTGATCGCCATTCTCCTGGCACTCCGAGACTTCGGCGCCAATGCCGCGCAACTCTTCAACGATGATCGCCTCCTCGCGCTGGCCACGGGCAAACAGACGCAGGATGCGACCCTCGAAACCGGGGGCCATGACCCACCTGAAACTTAGCCACAGATACCGGGCGCACGGATGACCAATCAGGCTCGCGCCCAAGTGGGGCCGGAGGCCGTCATCGGCTTGCGCTTGATGCCATTTATAGATTTCAGCCGCGAGGCTATGGACTTGAGGCGGGACGGGGGACATGGGCTTTCTCGGTTAGGTGAAGAAAAAGGCCATCCGTGGCCATGACTGGACTAAGCGGCGCGGTTAGTGGCCCAAGGCGCTACCGAGGCCGCAGGGGACGCTTGCGGGGCTGGCTTGCTCGTAGCCTGGGGCGCCGGAGAGAAGGCGCCTGGGGCCGCCTGGGGCGCGTGAGACGGGATCGCCATAAACGCCTTGATCTCATTGCGGTCAGGGTATTGGCCGCTTTCGTCCTTTTTGATGCTGACCCGAATGGCGACCGGAATATTGTGCAACTGGCTGGTGTCCTGGAGTTTCAGGACGCCGACGGCGTGGCACAGGGAAGAAAGCTCGCGCTGGCCGATCTCCTCGGCCTTGGGGTTTTCGTTGGCCACGTTCAAGCCGGCGAAAACCACGCGATTGGCGCACGGGCCGTCGGTGATCCTGAACGTCAGGTTCATCCGCTGGCCGGTCCCGGCCTTGGTCGGCTTAACGTCCGACTCGGTGATGATGGCGTGATAGGTGCCAGCCGGTAGGACGGAGAATTCCTCGGCGGGAGCAACTTGGGTAGAGTCAAAAGAATAGTAGGCCATGGGGTTTATCCTCTGGAGTGATGATTAGCCAATAATCTTGGCAATGATTTCGGCCAAATTGGCCACTTCAAATTGATTCAACTTGCCAGACCTATCCTTGGCCTGCCACTGATTATCGGGCTGGGTTTGCAAGTACCTTTGAATCTCGCCCTCGGGATTCCTTTCCACGCGCATGGCGAACACCTCGTCAGTCAGATAGGGCAGGGCTTGGCCGAGTCGCTGGCCAGGCATGGCGGGGCCAAAGAGGACGGCGCCCGTGCTTTCATCCTTCACCTTGTCCAGTTGGGCCAGGAATAGGACATGCCTGCCGGGCAGGTCACGGAAGGCGCGGAGCATGGCCATCATTTGCTCGCTGGTGGCGCCGTATGCTGCCCTGCCGTCTTTTGTTTTCGCCTTTTCTTCATTGAGCAGGACATTGCCGATTTCGGTGATACTGTCCAGCACGACGGCTTGGTATTTCTCGCCTTCGCCATTCAATAGCCACGAATAGACCTCGCCCACCTGCGCCACGGTCGCGACTTCAATCACGTCGATATCGTGGCCAGCCAGGGACAACAAGCCGGCCTCGGCGGAGAGGATCAAGGTCGGGACGCCGAACGTGCTGGCGAGTGTCGTCTTGCCTGACCCGCTGGCGCCGTAGACGCCAATCTTGAGGCCGTTGACTTTGCCCGCATCGCGGGTATTAAGGAGTTTTATGGCCATTTATGCCGCCTCCTCTAATAGCTCGACTTTCACGGACGGCTTGCCGGGCTTGGTGATGATGGCCTTGATGACGCGGGCATAAACCGCAGGGTTAGACGTGGCCAGGGCTTTCAAGCCAGTAACGGAGACCTCGGGCCGATAGCGGACCACTTGATCGAAGATCGGAATCCCCTCCGCTTCGATAAGCGCCTCGCCATCGGGCGTCAGACTGCGCGTCAGGCTTTGCACGGTGGAGACCTTGAAATAGGGCGTCTTGGCGACTTGGGTTCCTTCCGGCTTGAGACCAACTAACTCAATCACGGCTTGCTCGCATTCAATAAGATGCTGACGAGCTTTCTCTAAATCTTGCTTGGCAGTCATCAATTGCCAGGCGGCGAGATCAATGGGGGCGGGTTGTGACACGGGCCTACTCCGAAACGTGCAAGGAATTAAGGAAGGCGGCGACTTCGGGAATCATGTTGATCTCGTCAAGATCAAAAGTCATATCCCCTCGGGCGCTCAAGGTGATCGTGCCGGATTCCGGGCCGCCCGTTTCAAAACACATATAACTGTCGTCGTCTTCCGAATGGATCTCGGTCGAAAATAGGGAGTATTTGAACCCGCTAGGCATCTTGGGCGGGGCCGCGATCTTAGCGCAGTGGCAATGCTTTTTAGCCATCGCCTGGGTGACCTCGCCCACGTCGTCCATTTGGGACATGGCGAAGAGGGCTTGCGCCAGGTCGGAATCGACGCCTTCTAGGGCTTCCAGGGCGCTCGGCTCCAGGGTGAAGGCATCGGGATCAATGTCGTAATCGGCATGGGCTTCGGGCATGGTGGCTTCCTCTAGGACGGCGCTAGGCGCCGCGGATTGCAGGTTGATAGGTAGGTCGCGGGTCACCCGTGGCAGGCTGTCATGGGCCGCCTGGTGGCGAATAGACGCTGCAAACGGATGGCCGGGCGCTGGCTTGCGCTTGATGGCCGGCTGGCGCGTGGGCTTGATCTTCGGCGCGGCATTGGTCACTTTGGAGGCTTCGATCCTCGGATCTTCCGGGTTGGCCAGGATGTAGCTATTGACTGGAGTACCCCTGGAGTGCGGAACCTTTCCACCATCGGCAATCAGGCCCTTTTTCTTCATCTCATAGGCCACGCGGCTGACCTCTTCGGCGGATGTGGCATATTCGCAATAGTGATAGAGCGATTGCGTCGTCATCGGCTCGCGACTATTAGCCAGGACTGAGAGTATTTCAGCCCGCAATTGCTCGCGCACGGGGTTGATATTGTGGGCAGCCATCTAGTCTTCCTCTCTGTTGGAACATTGGGCGATCAATTCGCCCTCGATGCGGCACCTCTCTGCGGGCGTCAGTTTCTTTTCGAGCCAAGGCGCGGGCCGGCCTTTGGAGTCGCACACGGTCCACTCTATTTCCCCTTCTGCTGGCGCCCAACTGTCAGGATGGCCATAGAGGCGAGCTGGGCGCCAGGGAATGAAGGACAGGACTTCGATTCTGGCGGGAATGCCGCTGATGCGCGTTTGCATGATCTATCTCCGCTTCATCGCGTCAAATTTCTTGATCTTCTTGACGAAGACGGGCGTTTCCTTATTGATGCTGGCTACCAGCGGATGGAAGGGGCTGATCGTGCCATTCTGGACACATTCAATCCCTTCCGCCGGCTTGAGCTTGTCGCCCATGCCATCGCGAAACAGGATGAAGGCATCGCACTGCGTACCATTGCCTGCAAAGCACTTATCCAGGACGCCAGTCCCAACGCGGCTAAAGGCCAGGAAGGCGGCGAGCGTCTCGATACAGTCGTTGTACTGGCTCACCGGCTGGGTATAAGTCGCCGGGCTGGTGGGCATCGTCTGCGACGCGGCGGCGCAGCCGGTCAGGAGGAGGGCGGAGAGGAGGGCGGTTTTCATGCTTGCTTTCTCTTATAGGTCGCTTGACGACGTGGCTTGTGACTGGCGATCAGGGGCCAAACGATATCGGCCAGAAGCGCCATGATGAAAAACAAACTGGATAGGATCGCGATGACAATCAACACGATCATGAGCGCGTCAAAGTTCATGCTGCTAACTCCCGGCGCGTCATTTCGGCCATCTCGCGCCGACGAATCTCCTCTTGCCAGCGGGGCGCCGCGTACTTAACAGCCACCAGGCACCTTTCCAGTTGGTCCACGGTCAAGCTCTGAGGCTTAGCGCTATGGATGGCTTCCAGGAGGGTTTGCACGGTCCATTCAGTGGTAGTCATGACGGCGACTCCTCGTGGGTGCGGAGGCTAATCACGTTCTTGGCAACATTCGTCGCGGCGGTCAGGGCTTGGCTGAGTTCGGCTATCGTCTGGCTGTCTAGGGCGATGATCGAGCCGTAAAGGCTGTTGTCGCGAAGAACGCTGAGGAGATGGGCTGCTAGGTTGGCTTGCATGGTCTTTCTCGGTAGCTGGCGGCCCGGTGTTGGGCTGCCTATGGGTACTAATATAGTGCAACCTTGGGGGCCTGTAAAGCATTTTTTTGATAATTTTTCTCTTGCATGATCCCTATTTTATGCTCTATCCTAACAGCATGAACCTACAAACCTACGTCACCGGCCTTCGGACCCGCTTGCGGGAGGCTCCTGCTACCCAGCGCGAGATAGCTCGCCTGGCTGGCCCGGAAATCTCTTTTAGCTGGATCAATAAGTTTGCCACTGGGGCGCTAAAAAACCCCTCGGTTGATTCCCTGCTGGCTCTGGAGAGGGCGCTGGACCAGCTCGCGCCAGCCAAGGCCGCGTAGGCTTATGATTACCTCCTCTAGCGCCACCCCGGCGCCTTGCCAGCCTGCCCCCCAGGCTGGTTTTTTTATTCCCTTCACTCAGGTGCCCGCCCGTGTCTGAACCTTATACGACGTATCGCTTCTCACCCGCCAGCGAGGCCGCTATCCGCAAGTGGTGGCCGGAAACGCTCACCAAAGCGGAGTTCCCCGAGGCGATGGCTCACCTCCAAGCGGACTTGATTCGCATCCACGCGCCAAACATGAACGGCGAGGATCGCGCTCGCGCTCGCGAGACGCTGGCGCGGTTGGGGTGCTAGGCCAATGCCTAACGTCATTAAGCGACTCGAACCCGGCCAAAAGGTCGGCTATTCCGTCATCGTCAAGCTCTGCCGGGATTCCCAATCCTATGAGACGCGGCTGTACGAGTGCCGTACCGAGTGCTGTGGGCGGCTTGTCCATCTGACGCAACGCCAGCTAAAGGACGCCGAGCGGCGCGGGCGGGCCGGCTGTATCAAGTGCCGGGGCAAACAGAACGCAAGGCCCCCAGCGCCGCGCCAGACGGTCAAGATCGGGGATGTGATGGGGCCAGTGACGGTGCTAGCGGCAGGTCCGACTTCGGTCCTGAAGCGCGTCCTCTGGTCCTGTTGCGGGCGGGAAGACTTGATCGGTCACGAACGGCTGTATCGGATGCGGCATAACGCGAAGACCCAGCCGGAGGCGGTCTGTATGTCCTGCTATGTCGCCCGGCGCCAGGGTCAGTCGGTGACGGTGGCGCAGCCGCGCACGGATTGGCGCCCGACGGAGATCCTGCCTCCGGGGATTATCTCCGCCGCTGAAGCCTGGCCACGGCCGCGGATGGGAGCCTGAGATGAGCGCCAAAGGCAAGCCGCTACAACCGGGTGACACGTTCGCCTGCTACACGATCCTGGGCTTTATCAGTGACGCACCCAAGAGCAACTATCGCCGCTATCTAGCCAGGGCGGAATGCTGCGGGCGGGAAATCGAGCGTAACGAACTCGTCTTTAAGAAGGCGCAGAAGGCGGGCGCTACCCGCTGCCATCGCTGCGCTCAAGCCGCAGCCAATCCGGGGAAGCGGGCTGATTATGCCATCGGTGAGCAATTCGGACCCGTGCGCATCCTGGGGCGTGGCGAGTCTTTCAGGATGTGGCGCGTCGTCTGGGAGTGCTGCGGCAAAGAGTCAGAGTTAGATCAACACTATCTGAGCGTCCTGCGAGTGCGCGAGGCTCAGGGCCGGACGGCAGTTTGTCTCCCGTGTTCGATTCAGCGGTCACGGCTGTTGCCTGAGGACCGGCCTCCCCGCCCGTCCAGAAGCAAAGCGGCACTGGCGGCCTCCCGTGGGCTAGGCGCGCCAATTCGCCAGCCAAGAACACCCATTCCTCAGCCGCTGATAACGCCGATTGCGGCGCAGTTGCCCACGGGCATTGTCTCGGCGGCGATTGCCTGGCCCCGCCCTGGGAGGGCATCCGCGTGAATCAATTTTTGCTAGACGTGGCCATGGTCGCGGGCATTGTCGCCGCCTGCATTGCGGCGGGCGTGGCGCTGAATTTGTGGTGGCTAAAGTGAGCGACGAAATAGACACGCTGTCCGAAATGGAAGAGCGCGAGGCGGCCCGCTTTGCGGATGCGCTCAAGGCCCAAAGGGAGAGGCCCTTGCCGACGAGCAACTTTTGCCAAGACTGCGGCGAAATTCTGGATCACCACCGCCGGCCATTCGCGTTGTGCTTTTACTGCGCCAGTAAACGCGAAGCGCGGATGAATTGGCGATGATGCAAAGCCGGAAGGAATCGCTGATCGAATCGCTGATGAATATCGGCATTGGCTATCTGGTGGCGCTCTTATCCCAATTAGCGATATTTCCGCTATTCGGAATCAATGTGCCACTCAGTACCAATCTCTGGATTGGCGCCTGGTTTACGGCCATTAGCCTGGCTAGAAGCTACGCCATAAGGAGATGGTTCAATTCCCGACTCCACCATGCCGCGCAACGGCTGGCGCGGTCAGTTTGAAAAGCCCCGGCACCCTGCCGTCAACAGGGTCCGGGTATCAACCACTAGCACTAAATAGGAGTGCGAGACGATGACACCGGAAATATACCAGCAAACGGCGCTGGACCACTACTTTTCTATGATCCGGCGCAAGGCGCGGCGAGCGGTCCCCAAGGGATTGGCTAAAGTGCCGGCCTTGAACGAGGCGATGTTTTCCTATCAAGCCGATGTGACGGACTACCTCCTCCGCGTCGGCTGCGGTGCGGGCTTCCTGGATACCGGCATGGGCAAGGCCCTGATCGGGCTGGAATGGGGGCGGGTGATTGGCGAGGCGACGAACAAGCCCGTCCTGATGCTGGCGCCGCTGGCGGTCGGTCCCCAACACGCCCGCGAGGCGGCCCGCTTCGGCATTGATGCGGCTTATGTCCGGGATGCCAGCAAGGCCAAGACGCCAATCGTTATTACGAACTATGAGCGGATGCACTTGTTTGACCCGGATATGTTCGGGGGCTTGGTATGCGACGAATCTTCAATAGTTAAATCTTTCGGAGGCAAGACGAGCAAAAACCTCATGGCCTTTGCCGAGCGCATTCCCTACGTCTTGGCCCTGACGGCAACCCCGGCCCCTAATGACCATATGGAATTAGGCCAGCACTCGCAACTGCTACGGGTCATGGCCAGCAATGAAATGCTGGCGCGCTGGTTTGTCGCGGATCAAGCGCAAATGGGGCGCTATCGCCTCAAGCATCATGGCGTGGCGGATTTTTGGTCATGGGTGGCAAGTTGGGCGCGGATGGCGGCGCGGCCTTCCGATCTCGGCTATTCCGACGTGGGTTTCGAGCGCCCTGGCCATCAAGTCGATTTGCATTATGTGGATGCGGATTTAAGAGCGGGCGCGGCTTATGACGAGCTATTCCGTCATGTGGATACCTCCGCGACTTCGATTCACAAGGAGAAGCGGCGCACGGCGGGCGCTCGCGCTACGCGCATCGGGGAATTGATTGCCAATGACCCAAACGAACTCTGGTGCATCTGGTGCGATACGGATTATGAAGCTGATGAACTGATGCGGGCCATTCCTGGCGCCGTGGAAGTCAGAGGCTCAATGCACCCGGACATGAAGGAGGAAAGGCTAGTCGATTTTATTGATGGGAAAATTCAATACCTAGTGACAAAACCCGACATTGCTGGGTTCGGGTTAAATCTCCAACACGTGGCGCGCTGCGCCTTTGTTGGCGTTTCATTCAGTTACGAGCGGTTTTATCAGGCGGTCAGGCGTTTTGATCGCTTCGGCCAAACGCGCAGGGTCCAAGTCCACGTCGCGCTGGCCGAAACCGAGTCGGTCATCTGGAACACGATCCAGCGCAAGGCCCGCGACCACGAGATCATGAAGGAAGCCATGACGGCCGCGATGCGGAGAGAAGTGGCCAAGCGCGAGACCAAGACCGCCTATATCCCCCGTCAAGTCGCTCGCCTGCCGCAATGGCTGGCCGCTGCATAACCAGAGAGAAAGATCATGCACAAAATCAATGCGCCCTTGACGGTCTTAGATCAAGTCCACGGCGAGAATTGGTCCGCCTATTATGGCGATTGCCTGGCCTTGGCTACCCAGATTCCCGATAATTCCATTGATATCACCTGCTACTCGCCCCCGTTTGCCAGCCTATACATTTATTCCGAGTCGGAAGCGGATATGGGCAATACGGAAAACGACGACGAATTCCTGGAGCAATACAGTTTTCTCGTCAAGGAGAAACTGCGCGCCACCCGTCCGGGTCGGCTGTCCTGCGTTCATATCAAGGACATGGTTTATTACCAGGGCTCCTCGGTAGATGGGGCATCGGGCATTCGGCCCTTGTCTGATCGCATTACCGAAGCGCACTTAAAAGCCGGCTGGAACCTGCAATGTCGCATCACCATCTGGCGCGATCCGGTCTTAGAGCGCAGCAAGACCAATGCCCACGGATTGCTTTATAAGACTTTCCGGGGCGACGCCTCATTTTGCCGGGTCGGTATGCCTGAATATCTGTTGGTCTTTCGCAAGTGGCCGAAGTCTGATGAGGAAGTGGCCTTGCAGCGGCCAGTCGTTCATCACAAGGATGATTTTCAATTGCCTATCTGGCAAGAATTGGCTTCGCCCATTTGGCCAGCGGCGGCGACGTGCTGGAATTATGGCGGGCCAATTAAGACGGAGTTTGATGCCTCCGGCTATCTCCGGGCAACCTCGACGGGCGGGCAATCGGGTGGCGGGGATATGGACCTCAAGGCGACGGAGACCTTGACGTGCAACAGTCCCGCGATCACAACGCGGAGAAGCACTTATGTCCGCTTCCGCTGAACATCACCAATCGCGCCATCGTCCTCTGGTCAAATCTGGCGATGTGCTCTGG